GAAAAGACTTTTCTCCAAGCAGCAACAATCGGGGTTACTGTGGCACATTGGCCACAAGCAGTTGCAAAATTGCAACCCCTGCCCCCCTTGCGCGCGAAGCATACATATGCGTAGCATATGTATGCTGGGTTGATAATTTCGATGAGCCGTAATATCGTTCGAGCATGTCGGGTAACTTAGACCTCCTCCCTGAAGAAGTGCTAAAGGAAATGCTGCTGCTCGAAGAGCAGAGAAAGCGCCTTGAGCTTCGTGACGTGGCTCAAGAAAAATTTATGTCATACGTTCAGCACGTGTATGACGGCTTCATCGTCGGGCGCCACCACAAAATCATTTCAGAGAAGCTGGAGCGCATCGCATCGGGTAACTTGAAGCGTTTGATAGTCAACATGCCTCCGCGACATTCAAAGTCAGAGTTTGCCTCCTACCTTATGCCTTCGTGGTTTCTAGGCAGAAATCCCAAGTTAAAAATCATTCAGGCTACTATGAACACCGAACTTGCTGTAAGATTCGGACGCAAGGTCAGGGATCTCATTGCGGATCCGGTCTACCATGAGGTCTTCCCCGACACTGACCTTAAACAGGACAGCCAGGCTGCTGGTCGGTGGGAAACCAGCGCGGGCGGGGAATATTTTGCAGCGGGGGTGGGCGCTGCAATGACCGGTCGTGGTGCGGATTTGCTGATTATTGACGATCCGCACTCGGAGCAGGACGCTCTGTCGTCCACGGCCTACGACCAGACATATGAGTGGTACACATCTGGGCCGCGTCAGCGTCTTCAGCCTGGTGGTGCCATTATTATTGTCCAGACACGCTGGTCCAAGAAGGATCTGACGGGCAGGTTACTGCAAGCACAGGCGGCTGACATGATGGCCGATCAGTGGGAGGTGGTAGAATTTCCTGCGATTATGCCGTCGGGGGAACCACTCTGGCCTGAATTCTGGCAAAAAGACGAGCTTTTGAAGGTGAAAGCCTCGCTGTCGCTGGGCAAGTGGAATGCTCAGTGGCAACAGAATCCTGTGTCGGAAGAAACGGCGGTTATCAAGCGGGAGTGGTGGAACGAGTGGGAAGAGGACGACATTCCGCAGCTTGACTATATTATTCAGGCTTATGACACGGCATACAGTAAAAAAGAAACCGCCGACTATTCTGCCATTACAACGTGGGGTGTGTTCGAGCCACACAAAAATGGAGAGCAGCATTTAATTTTGATGGACGCCAAGCGTGGTAGGTGGAACTTTCCGGAGTTGAAGCAGATCGCGCAGGAAGAAAACGAGTATTGGGAACCTGACATGATGCTGATCGAGGCCAAGGCGAGTGGTACACCGTTGGCTGACGAGATGAGGTTACTGAACCTTCCGGTGCTTACGTTTTCTCCGGGGCGGAAAAGGGGTGGGGGCGGTCTCGACAAGATGACTCGTATGCATATGGCCTCTCCTATATTCGAATCGGGAAAAGTCTGGTATCCTGCTGGAGAAAAGTTCGCTGAAGAGGTTATTGAAGAGGTTGCCTCTTTCCCGAATGGTGACCACGATGACTTTTGTGATAGTATGACTATGGCCCTGATGCGGTTTCGTCAGGGTGGTTTTATTACTTTACAGGGTGAAGAGCTAGAAGACATGCTCCCCGGCAGAAAACGTGAGTATTATTGATGGAATTGCCCCAGTCCAGCCCCCGTCGCCGTCCGATGACCGTCCCTACTCCCCCGCCCGTGGGCCGGCGCGCGGGAATCATGGCCCTACCGATGCGTCGTCCGACAACACTAGAACGAAAGCGCGGGCGTCGTCTTCAATATCCTGGTGATCCCAGGGTCCCCGATCCACGGTCCATGCGTGAGCGCATGGCGGAGGGTGCAGAGGTTCTTGAGGGTATTGGCGCTGGTGGAGTAGCCGGGATTGGTGGTCTTATTCCAGATGTTTTGGCGTTACTGGGCCGTGATGCCCCGATGCTGTTCTCTAAATATGTAATGGGTGAAGAGCTATCCGAGGACGAGAATGCGCTTTTCCGTGCGTTGACCAAGGTGCAAGACGTTGCCGGTGCTGAAGCAATTTTGCGTGGCATGGGTTACGGCGAGAAGATAGATGCGCCGAGTGACAGTCCAGATGCGTTGTCGCAAATGGGTGTCAATCCTTTTCGGCAGGGTGCGTTTTTTGGTGAGTTTGTTGCTGATCCGTTTGCTGCGTTCAAGGGTATCAAGGCACTGAAGGCGTTGGGTCCGTCTGACGAGGCGGTTGCGGCGTATGACCGGCAGCTTGGAGGCACCGGCTCACCGGATTTTGGGGTTACTGACGCGCCCGAGGCACCACCGGGTGGGTTTATGTCCACCGGCACAGATGGTGGACCGGACTTCGATGTTGATCAAAATCTTGCTGATTTGATGGATGCGGCAGCGGCGGACCGTGCGGAAGATGCCGGTACAGAGGTAGTGTCGGACACTCCGCAGGTTGGGTTTTCGGGAGTAGTGGACACTCCTGTAGTTGAACCGACGTTCCCGAGCATAGTGGACCGTGATTCTGTAGATGTTGATCAGGTTCCTGTTCTTCGTCCGGATCGTCAGGGGGATGTTGCGGCATACGCTCCGCTTCGGCAGCTTCTTGCGGCGTTACCGGCGCAGGGGTCACTTTCCAAGGATCAGATTTTACGATCTTTGGATCCTGCTTCAGGAAGTCAGGAGTTTCGTAATTCTGTCCAACGCGACATTCAAGGCTCACAGTTTGATGAGTGGGTGAGAAAACATGTGCCGGATGGTGAAGGCGTCACACGTGATGAGTTGTTGCTGGCATATGATGAGTTGGCACCACAGATTCGTGTTTTAAACGTCTTGGAGTCCGATTTAGAGTTGAACCCTACGCTGTTCAATTTCAGCGAATTGCCGAACAGCGGTGCACAAGAATCCGTTGATTCGGATTTTATTGTAAGAGCCGCAAATGGGGAACAGAATCGAGGACATATTTATTTAAGCAACCCGACCAGTGCTACTGTTCCGTACAGAGATAGAGACGGAGAGTTAAAGGAATATGCTCTGACAGGCACCTCCGATGACGGCACAGGAACTCATGGAATGGGGGCACCCAAAGGGAATGCACTCGAACCATACAACAACAGGATTTTAGGGTACTTCGGTCATTTGCGTTACGTGGAGATTGAAGATGACGCGGGGCGTAGAATTATGCTGCTCCAAGAGGTTCAAAGTAACCATACCGTCACACAGGCTTCGGGAAGCGATGTGAACTTTTTAACGCCTAGCGAGAAACAGAACGTAAGGTATCTCGCCGAAAACCCCGGTGTTCAAGATCAACTTACGCTGTCCAACACACTAGACGATGCGGTTCAGGATTTTGATAGTGAGGTTGGGACGAGGTTACTTTCATCAAATGATTTGGAACTGAACTATGGCGTGATGTCCAGAATAGTGGCAGATGCCTTGTTAGACACCTACGATGACACAACTTTGTTAAGAGCCTTTAACCACAGAACAAGGCGTCTTTTTGGTGCTACCAGCGAAGGTGGAGGTGCCCGACAGAACCTGATAAAAGATGCGCTGGTTCAACTACCCCCCGGACCAGCGGCAGAATTTAACCGAGTTTTCCTAGATCGCATGAGTGATTTTGAAAACATTGACGGGGATCTTCTCAACCCGGGCGAGATTCTCAGCAATAGGCTGTTGAGTCCAGGTAGTGATGTAAATAGTCCCACACAGATGAATAACAGGGCTGACTATGCAAGCGGCGTTTTCAGAAGACTGAAAAGAAGGATGGATAGAGACGGGGTTACGCCGCACGAATATTTTGTCAACAACCCCGGTGAGTTGAGTCTTTATATGAGCGCAGATAGTCATCTTTTTGGTGACCTTGGTCGATTTGAAACTAATGACGCTTTTCGAGCAAGTCCTCGCACGACTATGTCAGCGTACGCGGCGGAGGTTGATGATTATATAACTGGTATTGTAATGGACAGAGCAAAGACTCGACTTGAGAGCGATGAACCATTTGCGGGATTAAATTTAAGTTCAGAGCGTGTGGAAGAACTAAAGAAAACCGCCGAGGTTCTTAACAGAACAATAGGCGGAAGCAGCTTCGGCGGCACAGGCGAGTTTCGTACGATGTCGCCGTTTGCTCAAACACGTCACTTTGAGGAGTTTGCACCGAAATTGTTGCTGCAAGAAGCGCGCAAGGCGGGTTTTGATGGTGTTATATTCCCCAACTACCAAGACATGAAAGATGTGGGTGGAAGACCGTCTGGACCCACAGTGAAAAATATTTACGAAAAGGGCGTTAAAAAGGGTCTAAATCAGCTAGGCGTTACTGTAACAAATCTAGACACGGTTAGGGCGAAGAACTTTTCCACCAACACGGTTGAAGTCTTACCGCACAAGCGGACCGGGGATCCGCATCGAGGAGCCAAGGCTGTGTATTTCGAAGGAGAAAACGAGAATATTGTTTCTCCGTCAAAGATCATCCGCCGAGCGAAGGGTGGCCCCGTAGACTTACGACCTAAAAAGCTGATACACTCTGGCATCGGCGCTATGGCAAGACAGGTGATGTAATGGCACAAGGACGAAGGAAAAAAGGATCGGGAGTCAATTACAGCGGCTCCATCGGAGGCAGCCCCGGACCGCGTTCCGTTGGCGAAGTGAGACCGATGACCACTACGGCAGGTGCTTCTCCAGCGGAACTTAGAGGTGGTGTAGGCAAACGGCGTCGTCCACCGCCACGGACTATTGACAGTATTGCTGGTGCTAACGATCCAGAGAGTTTTTCCGAGAAATACAATGAAAGAAGGGAAAAACAGCGCAAGTCCGATCTGAAAAGAGTCAGAGAAATCAAACGTCGTCAAAAAGCGCAGACGCAGATTGACAAGGGTAAACAGGGCAAGACCGGAAGAGGCGTTGCCGGCAGGGCGGCGTCGGTAGGCATGGGTCCGGCACAGATCACCACAGGCGGTGGTTTAGGCATGTTGACACAACAGGATCGAAGCAAGCCGAAGAAGATGAACATGGGCGGCGTCATGAGATCACGCGGCGGCACGTTCAAGGGAGTATTCTAGTGGGCAGGATGAAAGACAAGGCCATCAAGGAAGAAGAAGAGATGATGGCGAAACTTCGCAAGCGTTTTTATGATCCGGGTCCGGGGCAAACTGATTACTCGGCACAAATGTCGTTCGATGAGTATGTTAAGCGCATTGGTCCCGGCAAGGCTGCTGGTGGCATGGTCAAGGGTTTTAGCCCGATTGCTCGTCCGCAACGATTCAAAGGCGTATTTTAATGGCACTTCCTCCGCAGATGGTTGACATGGCGATGGGCGCTGGTGGTCCGGCGACCGAGATGCCTGAAGAGTTGATGATCGAACTTCCCGAGGAGAACATGCTCCCCGACGGCATTGAGCTTGCCGGCATGGAAGAGATGGTCGAGGTTCAGGCCGAGATGTACGACCACAATGCAAACCTTGCGGAGATTCTTGACGACTCTGTTCTTGGCACGTTGTCTTCCGAGCTTCGTGACAAGGTTGACGACGACAAGGAGTCTCGGGAGGATTGGGAAGAGGCGATTGCCAAGGGCTTGAAGCTGCTTGGTGTGAATTATGAGGAGCGCAACGAGCCGTTTCTTGGCGCGAGTGGTGTGCATCATCCACTGCTGAGTGAGGCTGTCACGCAGTTTCAGGCGCAGGCATACAAAGAGATGTTGCCTGCTGGTGGTCCTGTGAAGACGCAGATTATCGGCGCGGCAAATCAGGTGCTTGAAGATCAGGCGCAGCGCGTCAAGGATTTCATGAACTACCAGATTACGGAGATCATGGAGGAGTATGACCCGGACACGGATCAGATGTTGTTCTATCTGCCGCTGACGGGTTCAACATTCAAGAAGGTCTACTTCGACGCCGGCAAGCAGCGGGCTATTTCGAAGTTTGTCCCGGCAGAGGATCTGATTGTTCCGTACTCGGCGAGTGACTTGAACACTGCCGAGCGTGTCACACATGTAGTACGGGTGACCGAGAACGAGCTTCGCAAGCTACAGGTCGCTGGCGTGTATCGGGACATTGAGCTTCAGGCAGGAGATGAAGACGATGATAGCTCGATTAGGCAAACTGGCAATGAGTTGCAGGGTGTCCGTCCATCATATGGTGACGATGTTCACACACTACTTGAAATCCACACAGAGATCGATCTCGAGGGCTTTGAGGATGTTGGACCCGATGGTGAGCCTACGGGCGTTAAACTACCTTACATTGTCACTGTGGATGAAGATTCAGGACAGGTTCTCTCGGTGGTGCGAAACTATCGGCAGGCGGATCCCCTTCGAAGAAAGCGACAATTTTTTACTCATTACAAGTTTCTTCCTGGGTTTGGTTTTTATGGCTTTGGCCTGCTTCATACTATAGGTGGACTGTCTCGTGCTGCGACTTCTATCCTTCGTCAGCTTATCGATGCGGGCACTCTTTCAAACCTGCCTGCTGGTTTTAAGGCTCGTGGTGTTCGTATTCGCAACGACGATGAGCCGCTTGCTCCTGGCGAGTTCCGTGATATTGATGCTCCCGGTGGTGATCTTCGGAATGCTCTTATGCCCCTTCCATACAAGGAACCTTCTGGGACACTTGCTCAACTACTGGGCGTTATCGTCGATTCAGGACGCCGATTCGCTCAAGTCGCAGATGCAAAAATCGCCGACGCAAACTCACAGGCTCCCGTCGGAACCACAGTTGCACTAATCGAGCAGGGATCGAAGATCATCTCTTCGATTCACAAGCGTCTGCACTATGGTCAGAAGCAGGAGTTCCGTCTTCTCGCCGAAGTGTTTGCCGACAATCCAATGCCGTATCCGTACTTCGTTGGGCAGAACATCCCGCCGGAGATCATGCAGCAGGACTTCGATGGTCGTGTGGACATCCTGCCTGTCTCAGATCCGTCGATCTTCTCGATGTCGCAGCGCCTGTCGTTGGCTCAGACGCAGATGCAGTTAGCATCGCAGGCTCCACAGCTTCACAATCAGTACGAAGCCTATCGGCGTATGTACGATGCACTGGATGTGAAAAATATCGACGCTATCTTGCCGCCTCCGCAACCGCCGCAGCCTATTGATCCGGCGACGGAGAATGCAAACGCTGTGAAGGGCATGCCGCTTCAGGCGTTCCCGGATCAGGACCACGAAGCGCATATCATGACACATGCTATGTTCTTGTCTTCGCAGGTTGGTGCCGCTAACCCGCAGGCGTTCATGTTGTTGCTGTCACACGTTCAGGAGCACATTGGTATGTTGGCACGTGATCAGGTCATGGCGTTCTTCCAAGAAGCTGCCAAGCAGGCTATGGCCGCAGGTGAGTCGGTGCCGCAGATTGCACCGGATCTTGTTGAGTCTACTGTGGCACAGCAAACTAGCCAGATTATGCGCGAGATCATGCCGATTCTCCAGCCGGCACAGCAGCAGGATCCGCTGGTGGCTATTCGCCAGCAGGAACTGGAAAACTCTCAGATGGAAGTTCAGCGCAAGATGATGAACGACCAGATGAACTTTCAGGTCGATCAGGCCAAGTTGCAGCAGGCATATGAGTTGGCCCAGCAGCGTCAGGCTCTACAGTCGGACATTGCTGAAGCACGGAACGATGTCAACGTATACCGCATTAACACGCAAGCTGCATTGTCGAGGAACAAATGATCCAAGCACTGATTGGACCGATTGCCTCTCTGGCTGGTACATGGCTGGAAGGTAAGGTTGAGAAGACCAAGGCTGAGACTGGCGCGAAGGTAGCTAGGGCCAAGGCCGAGGCTACGATCATGGAGAAGAAGGCTACGGGCGAGATCGACTGGGATCTTGAAATGGCTCGTGGCAGTCAGTCATCGTGGAAGGATGAGTGGCTGACGATTTTGTTTTCCATTCCGCTGGTGCTGGCTTTTGTGCCGGGTATGGAGGAGATTGTTGCCAATGGATTTGCACAGCTTGAGGCGATGCCACAGTGGTATCAATATTCCCTTGGCGTTATTGTTGCTGCTTCTTTTGGCGTACGTTCAGCTACCAAATTTTTTGGTAAAAAGTGATGACCCGCATGTGGCGAATGGGCGAGAGAACCACGGAAGAGCAAGCGAGGATTAATCGTGGCCGAAATAACTATGGAAAGATTCCTGCGGTGGAAGATACTGCCGCGCCTGATGATGATAATGATGTCGATCTCGGCGTGGAGAGTGGTGGAATGGTTCATGACTCTGCCAGATCCGACGCCAGCGCAAGCGGGTCTAGTGAGTGTAGTCACGGGGGCCATGACCGGTGCATTTGCGGTATGGCTGGGGCACGAGAAGGAGAAGTAAGTGGCACGACCACGGATTAGGCAGTTTGCTGACGACTTGGGAATAAGTTATGATGAGGCCAAGAATCTCATCGAAAAGGGCCGTAGTCGCAGAGATGGCGGCGCACAGGTATTGGAGAGACACATGCGTAACGCACCGACCGCGCCTAAGAAAACCAAAAAGAAAATGAATCGCAGCCCCGGCAAGGGAGTCACTGCTCGTCGAGAAAAAGAAAAGCTGACTCGTATTCCGGGTACTCCGTACATGGCCGACTCTGAGCAGATGGAGATTCTTCGTCGTCAGTCTCCGACTAAAAAAGCTATGGGTGGCTCACAGGTTGGTGGCATGACGGTCGAGCAGGTGATGCAGACTATTGAAGATGACACCAAGCTCGGGACCAAAGAGTTTCCGTTGAACCGCGAGGAGCAGTCGCAGTCGCGTGGCGGCGGCAAGGCCATTCAAGGCACCAAGTTCACTGGGGTTAAGTAAATGGCGACGTTTCGCACTGATCCAAATACCGGTCGCGCTGTAATTAGCGAAGAAAACCGAGTAGATCGTTCTGGGTTAAGTGGTAGGCGTGGAAGCACTGTTCAAAGCAGAACTAGCGGCGGACCAAATCAATCTGACGGTCCAACAGGTGGATTTGGTCCGCCCGTTGGATTTGATTTTGGCACTGGAACCGCCGCAGGCACTCTTAGCCCGCAAGAGTTTATGAATGTTACTGGGCGTACGGCGACAAATCCTTATGGTAAACAAGGATTTTTTAGCCGCGTCTTTGGCATTGATCCCAGTAAAATAGATTACACGAACAATTTTGGTCGAAATCGCGGAGAGTCGCAGGGAATTATGGCGACTCTGAACAACAGAGCATACAACGCATACTTGAATCCTGTTGATCTTTCTACGGGATTCGTAAACCCAATGCTCGATGAGGGATCACTGACTAGGTTTGGTCGAGTAGAACGTGATCCTAATCTCAAGCAGGGTATCGGTGGTTTTGGGTTGCCAGCAGTAATATCAAATCTATTTGATCGCAGTGATCTCGTAGTTCCGGGGCAACCCGCTAGTGATGCGCGGCGGCAGGACATTGGAATCTTCGATTTTGAAATACCGAGAAACATGGATGAGTTGGTTTCTTCGGCGCTTGGAGAACAGGCACCTAGAAGTGTTGATGGATTGACTGATCTTGAAGCTTTCGAGCCGTTTACTACTGATCTCGACGTTCGTAATCCAGAAAGTTATTTCGCCAATATAAACACTCGTCCGCAGGAAACACCTGTAACACCCGGTTTTACTAGGCCAGACGACGTAACGGTGGCCGATGTTCTTGCTGCTGCACCAAGGGTAACGTCTGAATACGAAGAAATGGTTGGAGCCACTCCCGAAGAGTCAGGAACGTATATCGTAGGCAGTCAAATCGCTCCTACAAGCACCAGTCGAATGGTATACACCATAGAGGGGACCACTCCCGCAGAGCAGGCTTACTTACGTGAAATTAGAGACGATGATTTGATGTATGACTATGATAGATCAATTCCAACTGGCTCTACAGTGTTGCAAAACATACCCGGCGGCGATCCTGGCTCTGCGTCAATCACCGTTAACCCACAATCAGAATCACCAACATACACCGCGCCTGATGAGCCGGTTGATCTTTTGCAAGACATTTTAGCGCCTGATGGCAGCATTCTGCCGGGGGTGACGGATGTTATTGCTCCGCCGCAAACTCAGCGCAGCGGGGGTCGAGACATTATTCTTGTCATGCCCGATGGACGGGTTGTTGATTCGAGAAACATAGGTCGGTGACATGAAAATCGAAATCAAACTAATCCCAGACGGACTCGATCTGGCGAAAGAGATTCAAGACGGCATGCCGATTGATCGCATGGTTGATGCAGGTGGTGACGAGGGAGAGTCTTGCCCTGCCGCCACGCAAGACATCGATCTCAATCTTGAAAACAGGCAAGACGCTATCGACAACTATAAGTACGGACCGTTGAATCCAAACCTTGATGACACGGGTAAGAACGATAGTTTTTGGCAAAGTATAGCTGACACATTCAACACGGACATAGAGGCAGCAAAAGAAAGTCGCTGCGGCAACTGCGCTGCTTTCAATCTTACCTCACGTATAAAAGACTGCATCGCCAAGGGTATCGGGATGGATGACGGCGCCGATCCGTACGAGTCCGTCGAGGCGGGCGACATTGGATATTGTCAGTTTTTGAAGTTCAAGTGTGCGTCGATGCGTGTTTGTAACGCTTGGGTTTCTGGCGGTCCGATCACGGATGAAAAGATGGCGTCATAATGGACGTTGTAGATTTTTTATCAAGGTATCAGAAAACCTTGCAAACACGGGTAGATGATATTAGCATCTCTCTGACTAGCGGTAGCGCATCTGATATGGAATCATATCGTGCTATGGTGGGTGAGATTCAGGGCATCACCTACGCGCTAGAAGAGTTACGCGCCCTGCTAAAAAAGGTTAACTATGACAACGCTTCTAGTTCCTGATCACGTTCTGCGGCAGCAGCAAGCCAAGAAAAAAGCTGAAGAAGAAGCCTCCAAAAAACCCGCTCTAGATAGGATCCCGCAGCCCACCGGCTGGCGGATTCTGGTCATGCCTTATCAGGGCAAGGCCAAGACTGAGGGTGGAGTATTCGTTCCCGATCAAGCCAAAGACCGAGAAGCACGTGCCACTGTTGTGGGATATGTGGTTCGTCTTGGGCCACTGGCCTATCAGGATCCGGACAAGTTTGGTCCTGATTGCAAGCCGTGGTGTCAAGAAGGCGACTGGGTGTGTATTGGTCGGTACGCCGGTTCGCGCTTCCAAATTGAAGGTGGCGAGGTCCGCATCATCAATGACGATGAAGTCATTGCAACCATCGTCGATCCTGACGATATCAAGACATACGGAGCATAGTATGCAAAACAACCTTGCTGAAAAGGAAGAGCTTGAGGTCGTCGAGGTAGGCGAAGAGCAAGCGGAAGCTCCTGTTGAGCAGGCGGAGGCAGAACAAGAGGCCCCGCAGGCTGAAGCACAGGAAGATGAATTAGAGCAATATTCGGATTCTGTTCAGCGTCGTATTTCGAAGCTGACGAATAGGTTCCGTGAAGAAGAGCGCCAACGACAGGCGGCTATCGAGTACGCGGAGGCGGTGAAGAAGCAGAACGATGAGCTTCGTGCCCGCATTGACAAGCTCGATCAGTCCTATGTTGGCGAGTTTGGTAGTCGCGTGGAAGCGGATGCTGTCGCTGCCAAAGAGGCATACAAAAAAGCGTACGACGAGGGTGACGCTGACGGTATGTTTGAAGCACAGCAGCGGATCAGTAAGATCGCTCTGGAGCAGGCTCGATATGAAGAAGCCAAGCGCCGGAATGAGCAGCGTCAGGAGCAGCCGCAGCGTCAGGAGCCTGTTGCACAGCAGCCGGCACAGCAGCAAGCGGCTCAACCGGATCCCAAGGCCGAGGCTTGGGCATCGAAGAACGAGTGGTTTGGCAATGATCAGACCATGACATATGCCGCTTTTGGTATTCATCGCCAACTTATTGAGGATGAGGGGTTTGACCCGACCTCCGATGAGTATTATAGTGAGCTTGACAAACGTGTTCGCACGGAGTTCCCGCACAAGTTTGCGGAGACAAAGCGCGATGCTGGACCCAGAGTCGCTTCTGCTGGATCCACGGCTTCCAAGTCGTCGTCACCAAAGGGGCGCAGAACAGTCAAACTGACACCTTCGCAGATTGCGATTGCCAAACGGTTGAATGTTCCGCTCGAGGAATACGCCAAGTACGTGAAGGAGTAAGTTATGACGAACAGAAAACCACGCGAAACAGAGACTCGCGCAACCACTCAGCGGCGTAAGCCCTGGACCCCGCCTTCTAAGTTAGAGGCACCTGAAGCACCGGCTGGTTATCAGCATCGTTGGGTCAGAACCGCCATTCGTGGTGAGGATGACAAGACCAACGTACACTCGAAGCTCCGCGAGGGGTGGGAACCGGTACGCGCTGACGAGTACCCCGAGCTTGCAGATCGCTATCCAGTGATCGAAGAGGGTAAGAATACTGGAGTTATCGGCGTAGGCGGCTTGATGCTGTGCCGGATTCCAGAGGAAACGGTCGAAGAGAGAACTGAATATTACCGGGATCAGACCCGCAATCAGATGCGTTCCGTTGACGAAAACCTTATGAGGGAACAACATCCCTCAATGCCTATCCACAACGATAGGCAAAGTCGTGTAACTTTCGGAGGAAAAGATTCCTCCTAACCAATGAGGTAGAGCAATGGCAAACTCAAATGTTGCCTTCGGCATGAAGCCGATTAATACCGCAGGTAGCACACCAGCTACTTCCGGTACTAATGCGTATTTCATTAAGTCAGATGCAAGCGCGATTTTTCAAGGTTCTCCGGTTATCGCAACTAACGACGGCACCATCGCCGTCTCCAGTTCTGCTTCCGGTGATACTTTGAAATTCATTGGCGTTTTCGCTGGCTGTGAATACGTAGACGCGACCACCGGTAAAAAGAAGTTTTCGAACACTTGGCCTGGATCGGGAAGTGCGAACACAAATTTCGACATCATTGCGAATGTGTACGACAATCCGATGCAGCGGTTCATTGTCTGTTCGGACGCTACTCTTACCGACAAAGCGACCGCAATCACCACCATTTTCGAGAACGCAGAGTTCTCGGCTGAGTCTAATAAAGGCGCAGCAAATGGTAATACAACCACTGGTATCTCGACAGCACAGCTTGACGTATCGACCGTAGATGCTTCTGATCTTTCGCACCCGCTGAAGATTTTAGGCGTTCTCGACGATCCGGAAAACGCTGACTTTACCGCTGCCGGTATCCCGCTGATTGTGATGATCAACAACCATGCCCTTACAGCACCTGCCACTGGCGGATCTGCTGAAGGCACAATCTCGTAAGGAGGGTAGTGAGTTATGGCTATTTCTCGCGCACAACTCGCCAAAGAGCTTGAGCCTGGTCTCAACGCCCTCTTTGGCATGGAATACACTCGCTACGAGGGTCAGCATGCTGAAATCTTCGACACCGAAGGCTCAGATCGAGCATTCGAAGAAGAGGTCATGCTGTCGGGTTTTGGCGCCGCACCAGTTAAGAACGAAGGCGCTGGAATCTCGTTCGACGACGCGAACGAGGCGTATACCGCACGGTATACCCACGAGACCGTCGCAATGGGTTTCTCGATCACCGAGGAAGCTGTTGAGGACAACCTCTACGACCGTCTGGCATCTCGCTACACTCGTGCCCTCGCCCGTTCGATGGCACACACCAAGCAAGTTAAGGCCGCTTCCGTCCTTAACAACGCTTTCACCGCAGGCGCAACTGCCGGCGGCGACGGTGTAGCACTCTGTGATGCCTCGCACCCGCTTACCAGCGGTGGCACTTTCGCCAATGAGCCGTCTACTGCGGCTGACCTGAACGAAACTTCGCTCGAAGATGCGCTGATTAACATCGCAGGCTTCGTCGATGAGCGTGGTCTGGTCATCGCACTGCGCGGCATGAAGCTGATCATTCCGCGTCAGCTTCAGTTCATTGCCGAGCGTCTGCTGGTGTCGAACCTTCGTGTTGGAACCGCCGACAACGATGTCAATGCTCTGAAGAGCATGGGCATGCTGCCGGAAGGTTACGTAGTCAACGACTACCTGACCGACACCGATGCGTTCTTCATCAAGACGGATGCCCCGAACGGCCTCAAGCACTTCGAGCGTATGCCTCTGGCAACCAACATGGATCCGGACTTCGACACCGGCAACATGCGGTTCAAGGCTCGTGAGCGTTATTCGTTCGGCTTCTCAGACCCGCGTTGCGTATTCGGTTCACCCGGCGCGTAACGAAGGGGAAAGTTCCTCCCCGACTGGGGGCCGCGATTGCGGCCCCCTTTTTTTTCGGGTACTATGCATAAGTCCCTGACAGATCCATCGTGGATTTGACACGAGCCAAGACAGGAGTACCTAATGGCTAAAACAACCTTTTCGGGTCCAGTTCGCTCCCAGCGCGGTTTCACCGCACAGGGTGCTAATGCGATGGTTAACATCACCGCAGAGACCACTCTTACCTATGACAATCACGTTGGCCGCATCATCAAGGTAAATGATGCTGATGGTGCAATTACTCTTCCAACTATCACGACGGACACGCTTGGCGCCCGTTATACGTTTTTTGTAGGCACTGACTGCTCTGACTGTGACATCAAAACAGATGGCACTGACAAGTTTGTCGGTTCGCTTTCCGTCATGGAAGACAATGGTCTGACTGAGACCTATGCTCCGAGTGCATCAAATGATGTCATCTCAATGAACGGAACCACCACAGGTGGCGACAAGGGTTCGTATATCGAAATCACTGCAATCGAAGACAATGTGTACCTCGTGCAGGGCATGCTTCTCGGTTCTGGTGAGGCTGTTACACCGTTCGCCGATAGCTAATAGGAGGCGGCGATGGCAAGCTCTATTATTGCTAAAACAGTAACAGCAACAGGCAGCTTGATTGGCGGCAGGACTCGTCTCAAGTCGTTCGTCATTAGAAGTGCTAGCAGCGGAAGTCCCGCCGCTGTCTTCAGAAGTGGCGGTGGATCTGGCACGACTTTGCTCACAATGACTTTTGTAGCTGGCGATGACACGCAGATTACAATTCCTGACCACGGAATTATTTTTGAAGACGGTTGTCACGTTACCCTTACGAACGTGGACGCGATTACTGCGTTCTTCGGGTAGTTGTTATGGCGCGCAAAAAGTCAAAGATGCCGCCAAGAAACAAAAAGAATTTCCGCCCCACGAAATCTGGGGCGGGAATGACTGATGCTGGGGTGAAAGCATATCGACGTGCCAACCCTGGCAGCAAGCTGAAAACAGCAGTCACAGGTAAAGTTAAGAAGGGCAGCAAGGATGCCAAGCGACGCAAGTCGTTCTGCGCCAGGTCTGCCGGTCAGATGAAAAAATTCCCCAAGGCTGCGAAGAATCCGAACAGCCGGCTACGTCAGGCACGGCGGAGGTGGAAATGTTAGATGAAAAAACGCTGGCGAAGACCGTTATTTATACTGCTGGTGGCGTGGCTCTTTCTCTTGTGGTTTGGATCCTCAGTACACTAATTGAGGTTGATAAGCGCACGGCTGTGATTGCTGCCAAGGTAGAATCGAATCACGCCATGCTAACGCCGTTGTGGGAAGATTTCATTAGGAGAAATGACAATGGCAATCTCGCGAGGGTCGATGCGGCAGCAGATTTCCAAGCCTCCGCAGAAACGGAAGTTCAGCAAGACCCGCAAATCAAAAGTGAACTGCAAGCGCCCTCGTGGATTCAGCGAGAGAGCGCATTGCGCTGGTAAAAGGAAACGAAGGAATGCCTAAAGATGCATGCTATCACAAAGTTAAGGCGCGATATCGAGTCTTCCCGTCGGCGTATGCTAGTGGAGCCATCGCCAAATGTAGAAAAGTCGGCGCCGCAAATTATGGCACTGGAGGCAAGAAAAAGAAAAAGAAGAGAGCAACAGGGGGGATCGAGGATCAACGACCAAAAAGAGCTTTTCGAGGAAAAGCTGTAAAGGGAACTGCGGTAGCTCGTGGTTGCGGCGCCATTATGAATGGTCGTCGTAAAAGAACCAAGGGCGCAGTCACACAGTCTTGATCCACGCTTTTTTGTTGATGGTATATGTCGGTATAGGAGAGGACAAACGGGTAGTAAGTAAGGATATGTACTTCCGTGATGTGAATGAATGCACCTACTTTGCCAAGGTTCTTCACAAACAGGGTAACCTGATCACAGCATACTGCTTACCCAAACTCATCGATAAGGATACAAAGGTGTACTAATGTTAGCCGAACTGGCCGCAGCGAATGCAGCTTTTGCAGTAATTAAGCAAGCTGTGTCGAATGGTAAAGAAATAGCTGCTGCGGGTAACGCTATAGCAGAGTTTGTCGGGGCCAAAGAAAAGCTACAAGCCAAAGCTGCTAAAAAGGGTGGTGGTTCAGATCTCGAAGAATTCATGGCTCTGGAGAAAATCAAGGATCAGGAAGAGCAACTGAAACAGATTATGATTTATGCTGGTCGTCCGGGCTTGTGGGGTGACTGGCAAAAATTTCAGGCGAAGGCGAGGATTGCTAGAAGACAGGCAGAACAGGCTGCGATTCGAAGACGAAAAAAAATTATCGACATAATTATTATTGTGGGATTTTCGGTTTTGTTTCTGGCGATATTTGTTTCATTTATAGTATTGTTGGCTCACCATCAGGGTAAGTTTTAATGGCAGTTAGAAAAACAAAAAGTGGTCTCGCGCTCAAAAGATGGTTCAAGGAAAAGTGGACGGACCAGAGAACTGGTAAGCCGTGTGGGCGTCGCAAGGGTGAAAAACGGGGTACTCCATATTGTCGCCCCTCGAAAAGGGTTTCGTCCAAAACCCCCAAGACAGGGTCAGAAATGACAGCCGCTGAAAAGCGCAGCAGAATTAGTCAGAAGAAGCGTTTGGGTCAACCGGCTGGCAAGCCTCGGCGTGTAAAAGCAGTGAGAAGGAAAAAGAAATGAAGCCAATTCCAGAGGGATCAAAAGGCAAAGGTCTTCGCAAGCTGAAGGAAGAATCTCCGGAGACTGTCAAAAAGATGGGTTTCTTTAAGAATGGCGGCATGTGTTCGCCGCGTAAAGAAGCTGCTGGTGCCATGACAATGCCGACGCGCAATGCAACTCGCAAGAATTCTTGAAGACTGGATTCTTGACGAGCTTTGTCACCCCGACGGCTTTGTTAACGGCAATGCGCTGTGTCCGTTTGCTAGGAATGCGTGGTTAGGCGAAAAGGTAAAGACACTGGAGGTCGAGGGCGACCTTTGGAATGCTGTGTACGAAGAGATGCGGGCATTCGACGACACGTATCAGGTCGTTGTCTGCGGAAACTACGGCGACAAGTACACTTACGACGACCTAGAAGCAGGTTGTTTCGCATTGAACGGGTGGTTGGCTGCAACAGGTGTTGATATCTGGCTGCTGTCGTTCAAGGACAAGGGGTTGAACATGATTTTTGTGCAACGTCTTACGGATCTAGACAATGCTAGTGCAAAGCTGGAGCGTCTGGATTACTATGTTAACTATGATCCGGACGATTACCAACGTCTGGTCGAAACGCGAAAGCAGAGGAGAATTGAATATGCCGGGTATGAAAAAACCAATGCGTAAAATGCGCGGTGGCATGGGCATGAAGAAAAAGGCCATGCGTGGCGGCGGCGCCATGATGAAGAAGCCTGTTATGGCAAAACGCGGCAAGGCTATGCGGAAGAAGAAGTAAATGGCGACTTCTGGGTCCAGAGATTTTGATCTCGACGTAGCAGAGATTATTGAAGAGGCGTACGAGCGGTGCGGGCTTGAAGTCCGCACCGGTTACGACGCGCGTACGGCTCGTCGATCTCTGAATCTTATGTTCGCAGACTGGGCCAATCGTGGTCTTAATCTGTGGACCGTGAAGCAGGCGACAGTGAGTCTTACATCGGGCACAGCGACATACACGCTTGATGCTACACACACTGACCTGCTTGAGGTGGTTATTCGTCGGAGTAGCGTGGACTTCCAGCTAGATCGGATGTCCAGGAGTGATTACCTGCATATACCCAATAAGGATCAGACAGGAAGACCAAGTCAATTCTTCTATAACAGGCAGATCTCGCCACAGGTTGTTCTTTGGCCTACTCCGGACAGTTCTAGTGATAGCCTTATCTACTACTATGTCCGTCGCATCGAAGATGCGGATGCATTGGTCAACACTACTGACGCACCTTTCCGATTCCTCCCTTGTATGGTCGCCGGCCTCGCATATTACATTGCCATGAAGAAGGCGCCGGAGCGGGTGCAGCTTCTTAAAGCTGTGTATGAAGAAGAGTTCCAGCGGGCGGCAGACGAGGATGAAGATCGTGTTGCACTGAAGCTGCAACCGAGCATGCAGTATTTACGGGTGAACTAATGGCGAGGTTTGCTTCAGGTAAAGATGCTTACGGAATATCCGACCGGTCTGGTTTTAGATACCGACTGGTCGAGATGGTTACAGAATGGAATGGTTCTAAAGTAGGCAGAGACGAGTACGAAGCAAAACACCCGCAGCTAGAGCCGATTCGTGTTGGGCCGGATCCGCAGGCCATCCATGATCCACGTCCCGATCAACGCACCGAGGTTGGGGTTGCGAGATTGTTGACGGCTAACCCATTTTTGTCGAGTTCTTCGGGAAGTGCAGTAATCACAGTGGTGGAGCCTTCGCATGGACGCACAAGCGGAGATACTGTAAGGTTCCGAAAAGCGGAGGCATTTGATGGATTCACGAAGGCTGCACTGGAGAATGCAAGTGGTTACGAGATTACTGTCATTGATTCGAACCTGTATACCTTCACGGCTACGTCCGGCACCGCGACCACGGGTGGTGCACGAGGCGGTGGTGAAAATGCGACTGTCGGACCGGTGACGTTGGAGAAGTAAATGGCGTTCACATTTGCACAGCTAAAAACAGCGATTCAGGATTACACGGAGAATACGGAAACGTCCTTCGTGACGAACCTGCCTGTGTTCATTCGTGCAGCCGAGGACCGCATCTTCAAGCTGGTTGATCTGGAAATCTTCCGCAAGAATGCCACCAGTGCTCTGACGCAGAACGATCCGTATCTTACGGTGCCGACGGACTATCTCGCATCCTTTTCGCTGTCGATCACGAACAGTAGCTCGAAAGAGTTTTTGCTTCAGAAGGATGTGAACTTCTTACAAGAGTATCATCCAAACGCCTCATCTACCGGCACTCCGAAATATTACGCTTTTTTTGATGTGAGCAACTTTATCGTAGCTCCTACGCCGGACAGCAATTACGCGGTGGAGCTTCATTATTATTACCGCCCTGCATCACTGACGGCAGGTTCGGATAGTGGTACAACGTGGCTCAGTGATAACGCGCCGAACGCTCTACTTTACGGCTCATTGGTAGAAGCGTATATTTACATGAAAGGTGAGCCGGACATGCTTCAGTTGTATGAGAAGCAGTTCACCGAGGCTATGACCAGGATAAAAGATCTGGCAGAAGCTAGAGAAAATAGCGATGCGTACCGCAGAGGTCTGCCGGATCGGCCTCGGACATAAGGAGTAGAAGATGGCGACATCAAACGCAGCAACCACCTACTTGGAGAACAAGCTCCTTAGCTTTATCTTCAAGAACAATGCCGGGAGTTTTGCAACTCCGGGTAATTCCATTTATGTTGGCCTTGCAACCGCAGTATCTAACGCAGAAGCGGGCACCCTGACAGAGGTCAACACCTCAACGCAGGATGCCAACTACACGCGGCAGCAGGTTAACGCGGCGGGCTGGACACTGGCCTCGTCTTCGACAGACCAGCAGACGGTGACCAACGCAGCCAACATCGAATATTCTGCATCAAGCGGCGTAGCCACCTACACCGTGACACATGCTTTTATTGCGGACGCATCTACCGGCGGCAACATCCTGTTTGTCGGTGCGTTGGACGCATCAAAGGCGATTGCTTCTGGTGACATCTTCCGGATCAATGCAGGGAACCTGACCATCGAGTTGAAGTAATGGCACTGGTACTCAAAGATCGCGTCAAGGAGACGACCACTACCACCGGCACTGGCACTTACACACTCGCTGGTGCCGTTAGTGGTTTTGAGGCGTTTTCAGAGGTTGGCAACAGCAACACGACTTACTACTGCTGCACGGATGGGACGGACTTTGAAATTGGAATCGGAACGTACACATCGTCAGGCACAACGCTGGCTCGTACCACGATCCTACAAAGCTCTAACAGTGACAATGCTGTTAGCTGGTCCTCTGGTACGCGCACTGTCTTTTGTACGCTGCCTGCTGAAAAGATGATCTTTAACGACGCCAACAACGTGATCCAAGGCTTTACGGATAACTCGCTGGCATTCGCGATTGCGTTAGGATAGCAACATGGCAAACGCTTTTAAGACATTTACGGACACGGGCGTAGGAACTGCCAACGCGGACGTTTACACATGCCCCTCCGCCACAGAGACCACCATCATTGGCCTGAACGTGGCGAACATTTTGGCGGTGTCGATTACGGTTTCGGTCCAGCTAATCAACAACGACGGTGACAACGTACATATCGTGAAGGACGCCATCGTGCCGGTAGGCTCGTCGCTGGTGGCTGTCGGCGGTGACCAGAAGATTGTGATGAACGCAAGTGACATCCTGCGGGTGACGGCGAGTCAGGCGTCTGCCGCTGATGTCGTTGTATCGGTACTGGAGATTAGCTGATGGCTCTGAGCAAGGTTGGCGGCAATCAAATCGACACAGTCAACGGTGACCTGACTGTCGATACCAACACCCTGCATGTCGATGCGACCAACAACAACGTCGGCATCGGCACAACTTCCCCGACAAATTTTGCCAACTACACCTCATTAGACATTAAGGGTGGGACTAGCGGTGCCTTGTTCAACCTTCTGGATGATGATGGCACACGCACATTCACGCTAAATCGTAATGACAGTGATGTTCAAATGTATAATTTGAGCAACACTCCAATGAAGTTCTTTACGAACAACACCGAAAGAATGGCAATTCTTGCTGGCGGCGGCATCACATTCAACGGCGACACGGCACAAGCAAATGCGCTGGATGATTATGAGGAGTCAACTTACAGTTTTGCTGAACGTCATGGGCAAGCCACAATAACTACACACAGATGTCGTGTGGTTAAGATTGGTGCGTTGGTGTACATCGACGGTTCGTTCACCGTAGGTTCAACTTCAAACAGTAATGCTCTGAATATCAATCTGCCTTTTGCCTCTACGATTGGCACGAACGGTTTAGGCGGTGGCAGCATCGGGTTCAGTAATCTTAGCACTAGCATCATTGAAGCAAACTTACGCCCCAATATTGAAAATTTAGCTGACAATCTGTTTTTCCGATATGGGTCAAACAACCTTGTCACCTGCACGGCAGCGTCCGGTAAGCGTATTGATTTCAATGTTTGGTATCCGGTTCTTTAACCCCACCAGCCGGTAGGGGTCGGACAGGTCGCAGCCAGCGACGGTAAACAGAAGGAGTAAACAATGGCACTGACAGAAACATTTGAATACGACTGCGAGGTTCGTGGCCCTTACAAGGCCGTACAGGTTCGCAAAGCCCGTATTATTATGGACGACGGCAACGAGATTAGCCGCGCCTATCACCGGCATGTCCTGCAATGTCGCACAAAGACCGGCGACACTTGGGGTGACACCGACATCTCTGGCGAGGACGCATCCGTACAGGCTGTGTGCAACGCCGTGTGGACGAGTTCGATTAAGACGGCCTACGAGACTTTCGTAGACAGTCAGGCAGTCTAACGGAGAGCTATGTGGCATATCTCGGCGCACAACCAAACAAGACACTGACGAAGACAACGAGCCAGAGCTTCAACGGCACTGGTTCGGCGACCGTGTTTACACTGAACCGCGCCGTGAACACTGGAGAGGAGTTGGAGGTTTTTGTCGAGAACGTCCAGCAGGAGCCGGGTTCTGGCAAGTCCTACACTGCGTCTGGCACGACGCTGACATTTGACGAGGCACCGCCGTCCGGCACCGGCAACATCTATGTCATCTACCGTGGGCAGGCAGAGGTTACTACCCGGCTGGAGCATGATGCTAACGCTGCGCTGGCAGCGACGACCGGGGCGTTTAGCGGGAACGTCGGCATCGGGACGGCCAATCCAACCAATTTCGGAGGAACGACACTCCAAACAAATCACGGCTCAACGTACAGCGCAAATTTAGTGAGCAGCGGCGCATATATACTTCAAATGATTGCCTCTGCAACGCACGGCGCTATGTCGATGGGTGCGCGTTCCAACCATCATGTCGCGTTCACAACGAATGACACAGAACGCATGCGCATCACAAGCGGCGGGGCGGTGGGCATCGGGACGAGTTCACCTTCACAAGCCCTAGAAATTTCTGGGAGTGCGCCAATCATTCGTCTTACTGATACCGGCGCATCAAATAATTACTCTGAAATCAACGCTGATTATACCTCTGGAAGCCTCCAGATTTCAGCGGACACTGCAAACGCTAGTTCCAACAGCCGCATTATTTTTGCAGTGGATAACACAGAACGTATGCGTATCGACAGCAGCGGCAATTTGGGCATCGGGACGCTTTCGCCAGTAAGCAACAGTGGGTATGGTGGTTTAACTCTTAACGGAAGTAACGGCTCAATATTAAGCTTGAAAGACAGTGACACAGAGGTTGCTAGGGTTGTCGGTAGCGCAACTGAGATGTCGTTTCAGTACGGCACTTCTTCTGTTTTGACCTTCAAAGATGGCTTGTCTGGTGGCACAGAACGTTTGCGCATCACGAGTGATGGCCGCCTTCTTCATAACACGACTTCCTCGACACTAGGCGGTGATGTTGTTTTTAAGGCGACAAACAACAATGCTGTGACAATACACAATGCAAGAGGCACTAGCGGGGTTTTCACTCAGATTTCATTTAGTAACAATGCTGGCAATGCAGCAATAGGTTCCATCAATCGTGTCAACGACGCCAGCGTCCAATACAACACAACGTCAGACGCACGTCTGAAAGAGAACATTACAGACATGACCGGCGCAATCGCAAGGGTGAAGCAGCTTTTGCCCAAGCGTTATAGCTGGGTGAATGAAGACCTTGATGCGGCAGACCAAGACGGCTTTTTAGCACATGAGGCGCAGTCTGTTGTGCCTATTGCTGTGTCTGGCACACAAGATGAAGTTGATAGCGACGGCAATCCCCTATACATGCAAATGGACTATAGCAAGCTGGTACCTCTGTTGACTGCGGCCCTGAAGGAAAGCATTGCCAAGATTGAAGCCCTTGAGGCTCGTGTCACAACGCTGGAGGGTAACTAATGCCGCTCAGTAAAATTAACAGGCCCGGTCTTAACACGGGCGTTACCGACAATTCTGACGCTACTGCGGTCACCATAGACAGTAGTGAGCGGGTCGGCATTGGCGCGTCTCCCAGCGCCAAGTTGCAAGTCGATAATGGAAGCACTCATGCTGATGTCATAGTTAAGGGCGGTGATGCGACCACGAATTACAGTGGTGGTAGTCTGCTTCTTGCCAATCCCGGCATGGCTACGAACTACGGGGGGACATACCTGTACCATCACAAGGCTGGTGGTTCTGGTAACACAAACGCCGCTTTTAACATCTCTCAGAGAAATGCGTCCGGAGGCTACGTCAGCAATATCTGGAACGTGGACTACCAGAACAACGTCCAGTCGTTTTATCTCCCAAATGGACAACAGTCCGGCGCGTCGGTTCTTAATATAAATAGTAACGGCAGCGTAACGATGGGTAAGCAGCCGTACGTCGTTCTTCAAGGTAACAACAGCAACAACATTACTTGGAACAATAACGACAGGATTGGCGCAACTGACGATGGCACTTCGGCTTGGAGTGTGCCTAGCTTCGTCAACATGAACTACAACAGCAACACCGGCGCATTAACTGTACCGACTGGTGGCGTTTATGCGGTTTATCTCCAAGCCTATTATAATGGCGGCGGACCAAACAATGTTCGCATTGCAATCCGCAAGAATGCCAGTCAAGTGGCTATGAGCCACCGTCAATCAATACTGTACGGAACATTGCATGTGAACGTGTTGATTAACATGGCCGCAAACGATTACTTCGACTTTCAACACGTTAGTGGCGGCGATAGGACTTTTTATGAAGGCATCGCTCATACCTACGCCTACGTCGTAAAGCTGACTTAATCGGAGAAGCAAATGGCTTATATCGGCGTAGATCCAAACGTAGGTGACATCACCTTCCAGACCTTTACCGGCGACGGTAGCACGACAGCATTTACGCTGGCGCAGAACGTCGTGTCGGGCGAGGCTATCCTCGTCATCATCGGCAACATCGTTCAGGAACCGGGTCTGTCGAAGGCGTACACCGCGCAGGGCAACACGCTAACCTTCTCGGCGGCGCCGGCCAACGGCGATATCATTCAGGTCCGTTTCTTTGGCCGCGCTGTAGACCAGCCGACCAGCTTTGCTATGCAGTTGTTCAAGTACACGGCAACGACGAGTCAGACAGCATTTACGGGAGCAGATGCAAATGGTGCGATACTGGCTTTTAGTGGCAACGATGTTGATGTTTACCTTAACGGGGTGCACCTGGACAGTTCAGACTTCACGGCCAGCAACGGAGATACAATCACACTCGGCACCGGGGCTGCGGCTAGTGACGAGTTGGTAATCCGCGCCTTTCGTGCGTTCTCGGTTACTGATACAGTGTCGAAGGCGTCCGGCGGCACGTTTGCTGCGGAGATTACCGCAACGTCCTTCCAGACCACGAACACCACGGTGGACACGGCGGCGTTCCGCACCAACGACCAGACGGTCAGCGAGAACACCACCATTGCCGCCACAAAGAATGCCCTTGGCATTGGACCACTTACGATTGCTGATGGCGTAACAATAACGGTTGCCAGTGGTGGCAGTCTGACAATCCTGTGAGGCGCGTATGGCTTCGATAATAAATGTAGACAAGGTAAGGGCGACGGGCAGCACGACGGATGGGCTGACTGTCGACTCTTCAGGTCGCGTTTTTACACCAGCCCGGCCCGGTTTCCGCGCTGGCTCTACAGCGCAAAGCAGCATCACAGGTATTATCATTTATAATGAGGTGAATGAACCAACTAAAGGCCAGTACAACACCGGGATGTACAGTACAACAACCGGAAAGGCGACCATACCTGTTGCCGGTTTATATTTTTATTCGGCTCAGTTTTACGCTGAAGGCACTAACTCGGCTGATGTGGTTTTGAAACTACAAATTGGTGGTTCAGGAACTGCCCACGACATTGACGCGCACTACGAGCAGGGTAGCCAAAACACCTATCCAACTGGACATATGACAGGCGCTCTTAAACTGGCCGCGGGTGATGTTGTGTATGTAAATGTTAACAGCGGTCAGGCACACCTGAACAGCAACAAATCACACTTTGACATGTATTTGATTGGTTAAGCCATGAGTACACTATTCGTAGACACTATCAACGAGAAGACCAGCGGCAACGGCATCCAGATTCCGGGGCATGTGGTGCAGGTGAAGCAAGCCGTAAAAACAGACACTTTTTCGACTACATCTGGTACGTTTGTTTCGGTTCCGAATTTATCAGTCTCCATCACACCAGCTAGTTCTTCAAGTAAGTTTCTTATTATTGGGTGCATCTCTTTGTCTTCGACAAATTATGCTTGGCACTGTGGTTTGTTCCAAGATGGGACTGAAATCGGACTAGCAGATGCCGCATCATCTCGCCCTCGCTCTTTGTTTGGTGGTATGGCTGACTTTGGGACTCAAAACACACACGGACTCATTACAGACGTGACACGAGAGTTGTTAGTTTCGCCAAACACAACTAACGCAATAACTTTCGACATTCGTGCGGCGAGGAGGTTTGACAATGAAAATACCCCTACAACCCATATCAATAGGTCAGTGCCAGACAGGAATACTGGCACCTATGACCAAAGATGTATTTCAACGCTCACAGTAATGGAGATAGCGGGATGAGCAGCATACTGAAGGTCTCCGAAATCCAAGACCCGACTAACGGGAACAGTGCGCTGACGATTGACTCGTCTGGGCGTGTGTTGACTCCGCAGAGAGTGCATTTTTTTGCGGGTTCTAGCAATGGAGACACAACTGTAACCGCCGGGAGCTTGCTGCCTTTTAACGCAACTTATCAAAACGTAGGCAACGCATTCTCAACGTCAACTTATCTATTCACTGCGCCGGTAACGGGAGTGTACCTGTTTGTCCATAATACATTCGTCGCTGGGGGTTCCAGCAATATATCCCGCACAACTTGGCAACGTAACGGGAGCCAGTTTAATGTAGGTGGTGACATTGATGAGGCTAGGACACCTGCCAACTCTTCTTCTAGTTTTCAATGTGTTATTGGGTTAGATGCCAACGACACATTCGGCGTTAGGTTAAGGTCAAGTGTAGGTGATGTTTTGTTTTACATGGGCCACTGTAATTTCAGTGGATGTTTATTGGGTTAAGACATGGCAACAGTAGCAGACGCAATCGTAGCCCTCATCCCTGACGAACAGTGGGTGCTTCGTGGTGAGCCGACCACAGAGGCAGAGTTCAACGCCATGTTCCGCCGAATTATCGGCGAGGACGAGAACGGCAGTGCAGTCGAGTCCGATAACCCTGACAACTGGGGTGTATCGTGGACCACGGTCTCTTCGAAGCTGGCAGAGCTTGATGCTGCCGAGCCGCTGAAGCTGCTTCGTGCCGAGCGGAACCGCCGCCTTGCAGAAACAGATTGGTGGGCCTCTTCGGATCTGACCATGTCACAGGCACGGCGGGACTACCGTCAGGCGCTGCGCGACATTACCAACACCTATCAGTCCCTCGACACTGTCGTGTGGCCTGTGAAGCCGGAGTAACAGATGAGTAGAGCGCGTGAATTTGCTGACCTCGCCGGTTCGGCTGATGCTGGTGGCATTACCGGCAAAAATATGGTGACCAACGGTTCGATGACTGTGGCGCAGCGTGGGACGAGTAGTACCGGTCAAACAAGTGGTGGCTATAAAACTTGCGACCGTTGGAGAGTTTCAATTACAACGCAAGGCACTTGGACAATTTCACAAAGTTCGACTACACCGAACAGTGATTTTTCTTCGTCCCTTAAATTTGATTGCACGACAGCAGATGCTTCTCCTGCTGCCTCAGACCAAGTAGCGGTAGAAACTAGGCTAGAGGCGCAAGACGTTGCTCATTTGGGGTACGGTAATTCAGACGCAAAAGCGATTACCGTTTCTTTTTGGGTTCGGTCTAACAAGACTGGCACTTATACATTTGAAGTATTTGCCCAAGACCCGAACCGTCTCAACTCCACAACATATACCATTGACTCCGCTAACACTTGGGAAAAAAAAGAAATTACAATACCGGCAGATACAAGTGGCAGTGGGATTAACAGTGACAGCGGTATTGGGATAATAGTAAAATGGTGGCTGGGGGCTGGTTCCACTTTTACTGGTGGCACTTTTACTAACAATGTTTGGGAAGCAAATGTAAACGCTAATCGTGTCCACTCTTCACAAGTAAACCTTGCCGACAGCACCAGCAACGAATGGTACATCACCGGAGTCCAGCTTGAGGTCGGCGAACAGTCCACGCCGTTTGAGCATCGGTCGTTTGGCGATGAGTTGGCTAGGTGTCGCAGATATTTTGAAAAATCCTATGACGTAGGAACGACACCGGGAACATCAGACAATAAAGGGACAGAAAATTGGACCGTAAATTCTGAGGGAAACGCAAACGCAATCATTCGCCCATCATTTAATGTTGAGAAACGTGCTGCGCCTACAATGGTGGCATACCAAGCAACAGGCACTAGCGGCAGTTGGAACTATGAACGTAGTGGTGTAGCTGGCACTGGGACGACTACCTTTGACAGAAAAGGTACAAATGGATGCAGAGCATACGTTCCTATTGGTGCCAACTTTGCAAGTGCTTACATTTTTGGTCACTGGACTGCGGATGCGGAGTTATAGATGAACATTACAAGCGCACAATATTACAACGACATTGACGGTACACAGGCAGGAATACGCATTATTGTGGACGGCATAACGATGTCCGTACCCCTCGCCCCCGGCAACCGTCATTACGACGAAATCCAGCGACAGCAGTCGGAGGGACTGCTGACCATTCAGGACGCTGACTGATGTTCGGCGTTCACGGCATCTCGGAAAGGGCAATAGCTGATCAGGGAATCGTCCTGTTCGGCACCGAGACGCTTGACGCCAACTTCACGCAGACTGGTGCAGCCATCGCGGTCCTGAAGGGGTCGATGGATGTCGAAGGTACATCGTCCAAGGCAAGCATCGGCGTAGGTATTTTAGCCGGTATCGCCGACATCAGCGGCGACTTCACGCAGACCTCGACGCCCACATACATTCGCCAGACGCCCGTTGTTATCGACGCGCAGTTTGATCAGGACTCTGACGGCAACCTTGTGGCGTCTGGTGTGTCCGAGCAGTCTGGCAACTTCACGCAGACCACAACACAGAACTTTATTGCGTCCGGCGTCTCCGAGCAGTCTGGCAACTTCACGCAAACCAGCGACGGCAACTTAATTGCCAAGGGTCTGTCCACGCAGATCGGCGACACTATACAGACCACGCTGGCAAATCGTGTACGCACGACGGCCATGTCTTTGGACAGCACGTTCCTGCAAACGTCGGCGGCTATCGGCATCTTCTCTGGCGACTACGATGTCATCTTTGCCTTCGACCAGACGACAGATGGCCGGCTGCTGTGGGAGCAGATCAACGCTGGAGCTACTAACGAGAACTGGACGGAGGTCACGCACACAGGGGACTCGTGGACAGAAATCTCTGCAAGTGGTACAACAGAGACATGGACAGAGATGGTGAAATAAATGGCATCCACCTATACAGCTAACCTTGGTATCGAAAAACCCGGATCCGGTGAACAGTCAGGCACCTGGGGTACGACGACCAACACGAACTTTGACATCATTGATCGTGCGATCAACGGTGTCCTTGACCTGTCTCTGACAGGCACGACAACCACGCTGACCACTTCTGATGGGTCGTTGTCTGACGGCGGCTATAAGGTATTAGTTCTGGGCGGTTCCCCTTCGGGAACTAATACGATTACGATTAGCCCCAACGATCAGGATAAGGTCTATCTGGTCAAGAACTCGTCCGGACAGTCGGCGATCTTTACGCAGGGTTCTGGAGGCAACGCTACTGTCATTAACGGCGAGACTGCGTGGATTTTTGCGGATGGCGCAGGCTCCGGCGCGCAGGTTCAAAAGGCCAGCTTCATTGCTGAGATTGCGGACGACACTTCCCCGCAGCTTGGTGGTGTACTTGCTACCAACGGCAACAACATTGAGTTTCCAGATAGCTCCGGTGCAGAGGTTAACAGACTGAAGTTTGGTGCCGGTGATGATGTTTCTGTGTATTGGGATGGCACAGACGGTCACATCACCACGTTAGGCACGTTGAACATTGACGGTGCTGATGGTCACGAAATGGCAAAGTTTGTCGATGGCGGTGCTGTCGAACTTTATCACAATGACAGCAAAAAGATTGAGACCACATCAGTGGGTGTTGATGTTACCGGCACGGTACAAGGTGATACGTTCACGCTAGACAATAGCTCTAACGACTGGGTGTTCTCTGTCTCGTCGAACAAACTTGTCGTTTCATATGCAGGCACCGCCAAGATGGAGTTAGATACCAGCGGCAACCTCAAGGTCACAGGCGACGTGACAGCCTTCGGTAGCATATAGGAGGTATAAATGGGTGTTGATGGTGGCGCAGGAAACGCGATCTCGCTTTCTGAAGTTCAGACCTTCTACGGCGGATCGAATCCTATATCCATGTCGGAATATTATCGCGGTGGATCAGAGGTTCCCAACACTCGAACAGACACCACCACAAATACAGGAGTAACCGGACTTGTCGCACAAGGTTTCTCAAGTGGTTCCACGGGCGGGTCCGGGTTTACTGGCAATCAAACCAGCCTGACGATTGATGGCGCAAATAACACAAACGTATCCGCAAGTCCCGGCACTGGAACAATCACGTTCAGTGCATCCACCACTGTCTCAGTCACGAAAGACGGCGGCTCAATACCCCTTGTAGGTCACTTCGACAGTTACAATGGTGTTTATTACGAAAACACGTCAGCACACCTAAGGTTGGGAGGTTACGATTTCCTTGACGCGGCTAATACCATTGTCCTTACGACCCAGCCCAGCCCACCGCCTTTTGGCATTTACGTCACACTTCGCACATTGTCGGCATCCGAGGCTTCAGGAACGGTGGGCATATCCGTGATTTTTGTTCACAATAGTTCTGACAAAGAGGGGAATTTTAGTAATGCAATGAGAATACGCCGTGGTGGCAGTGTTCTTCACTCATTGAGTTTAAGCTATGACAACGGGGTGGGTAGTGCTTCTAACTACAACATATCAAACTTAGCCGCTGGTGATATCGTGGAGGTTTACAAATCGGCTAGTGGAGTGACGAGAGGAACCTTTCACCCGCGCGAAAGCATAGGCGGAAATGTAAGCAACACCTTTGCCGCTGGCACCCACGCTGTGTCTTTTCACGGTCTAGGTGGCAACAACAACACCTCTGGACTTGACGCCACCTTGAATTTTTCCACTAGCGGAACAGTTCAATACAATAGTTTTGGTGGTGGGTTTACGAGTATAAGCACTAGTAATACTGGTACCTCGGTTAACACTAATACGAATGTGCCTACCTCTGGCACTATTAACATGAATGTCTTCAATGCTCCCGGCACAGCGAGTGCGTAATGCCACTGACAAAACTACAATTCCGTCCCGGCATAAACCAAGAGGTTACCTCGTACTCTAACGAAGGTGGCTGGCGTGACTGTGACAAGATACGGTTTCGGTTTGGATACCCTGAAAAGCTAGGCGGCTGGGAAAAGTACAGCAGCAACACCTATCTTGGCTCGGCTCGTGCGCTGCATAACTGGATTGCGCTCGACGGCTCGAACTACCTCGGTGTGGGGACACATCTAAAATACTACATCGAAGAAGGTCAGGGGTTGAGCGACATCACCCCTATCCGGGTCACGACCAGCGCGGGGGATGTGACGTTTGCAGCCACCAATGGCAGCGCCACAATCACCGTCAGCGACACCGCGCATGGTGCGTTTGAAAACGACTTCGTCACCTTCTCCGGCGCAGTTTCTCTTGGCGGCGTCATCACTGCTGACGTTCTAAACAAAGAGTATCAGGTTGTCCGGATTGTTGATGCAGACAGCTACGAGATTACCAGCGCAGTTGCAGCTAACTCTTCGGATAGCGGCAACGGCGGCTCCAGCACCGTGGGTACATATCAGATTAATGTCGGCCTTGACGACGCTGTCGGCGGCACCGGTTGGGGTGCTGGCACATATGGCCGTGACGGCTGGGGTGATGCCGCGTCCAGTGGTCTGACCACCACCAACCAGATTCGTCTGTGGTCCCACGACAACTTCGGTGAAGACCTGATCATCAATGCCAGAGACGACAACATCTATTACTGGGACAAGACCAACAATCTGTCCACTGCCGCAGTGGAGCTATCCACGCGCACTGGCACAAAGACAAGCGTCCCGCAGGTCGCCAAGCAGGTTCTGGTATCTGATCAGGACCGCCACGTTATCGCGTTTGGTTGCGATGGTTTGAACGCCAGTTCTTCCGCTAATCAGGGCGATGGTGTGCAAGACCCGCTTTTAATCCGTTTCTCTGATCAAGAGAATCCGCTCATCTGGTATCCCGCAGCGACGAACACCGCTGGCGACCTGACGCTGGGCGCGGGTTCAACCTTTGTTCAGGCTGTTGAAACAAAGCGTGAAATTCTGGTGTGGACCGACACGGCGCTGAACTCTATGCGCTTCATTGGTCCGCCGTTCACCTTCGGCTTGCAGCAGCTTGCCTCGAACATCACGATCATGAGTCCTAATGCTGCCGTCGCAACCGAGGACGTTGTGTTCTGGATGGGCATCGACAATTTCTATGTGTATGCTGGTCAGACGCAGCAGCTTCCTTGCACGGTAAAGGACAAGGTCTTCCTCGACTTTAACTTTGAGCAGGCTGACAAGGTTGTGTCCGGCATCAACTCTGAGTTTTCCGAGATCTTCTGGTTCTATCCGTCGGCCAGCAGCACAGACAACGACAGGTACGTTATATATAATTATGGCGAAAAAGTGTGGTACTTTGGAGCACTTAACAGAACCGCATGGATCGACCGTGGTGTTCGTACATATCCCATCGCTGCTGGGTCCGCGTATCTCTACAACCACGAGTTTGGCTACGACGATGACGGCTCCGCGATGAACTCGTTCATCGAGTCCGCAGCTATTGACATTGGCGATGGCGACAAGTTCACCTACATTAGGCGCGTGATTCCGGATCTGACGTTCAACGGTTCGACGAATCTCAGCAGCCCGCAGGCCACGTTTACGGTCAAAGCTAGAAACTTTCCGGGCGCAAGTTTCGACAACACAGCATCCGGTGACGCGATCCGCACGGCAAGCTCTCCGGTTGAGACATTTACAAACCAGTTGCACCTTCGTGCGCGTGGTCGTTCCTTCGCATTGCGCGTCGAGTCCGAGGCGCTGGGTGCGAAGTGGAAGCTGGGCAGTCCGCGCATTGATCTGCGGCCAGACGGGAGGCGCTAGTGTCATCGAATCAGATAGCACCGCCAAGGCTACCCGAACCGCCGGTCGAGTACACGCAGCAGTATATGGCTGACCTGACTCGTGCGTTGGAACTGTTTATCTCGCAGGAGCGCAACCCCGGAGAGTTGCGTGGTACGAAGATTACGCTGACGGACCTGCCGACCAGCGCGACTGGACTAGAAACTGGTGCTCTGTATAATGATAGTGGCACTGTAAAAGTGGTGACCTGATGGGATTGTTTAGCAACATTACAAAAAGCATCAGCAAGATTGCACCGATTGCCATTCCGGCAATGATCGGTTTTGGTTTTGGTGGTGGCTCGATGGGCGGCATCGGCAGTTTTTTCAGTGGGCTATCCGGCGCACAAAAACTTGGCATGGGTGTCGGCGCACTGGCGTTGGCCGGGGGTTTGGGCCAGCGTCAGGAGTACAGTTTCGAAGAACGTCCCGAGCCTGTGGGCAAGGACTTTGCCATGACAAGTCGGCTGCGCGATGGCACTATCGTGCAGTTGAACGACCCTGATCAGCTAAAGAAATACAGGCAAGAAATACAAACACGACCCAACCCGAACGATTATGTTGTGCCTGTTTCGGATATAAACCTTACAGGTGAGAAAGTTGGTATCGCTACCATGATGCACGGTGGGGAAGTCAACGGACCAGGGACCGGCACTTCTGATTCCGTGCCCGCCCGTCTGTCCGACGGTGAGTTTGTAATGACAGCAGCGGCTGTCCGTGGAGCCGGTGGCGGAGATAGGGATATCGGCGCTGCTCGTATGTATGATATGATGGCCGAACTGGAGGCCCAAGCGTAATGGCTGTAGCAACTCAATCAGTGACGACGAGACTGCCCGAGTTTCAGGAGCAGTATATTGCAGATCTTCTGACCTCGGCGCAGAACCTGTTCAAGCCCGTGTCGGAAGGCGGCAAGGGTTTAACCATGCCGTTTGTCCAACAACAGCTTGCTGGGCTTTCTGAAGGACAACAACAGGCAATTACTTCTGCACTTGGTGGTGTCGGCGCCTTCCAACCGTTTCTTCAAGAATCGAAAGAAGCTCTGACTTCTGGTCTTGGTCAAGCACAGCAGCTTGCCGCTGGCGCAGGCATGTCTCCGACAGCCTACCAAGAGTATATGGATCCGTTTCTAGAGGATGTTGTTCAACGAGCGCAGGCAGACATTGGTCGCCAAGGTCAGATACAAGAGCAGCAAGCAGCAGCTTCGGCTATTGGTTCTGGTGCATTTGGTGGTAGCAGGCAGGCAGTGCTTCAAGGCGAGATTGGCCGCAACACACTGGAACAGCAGGCACGTACGGGTGAGCGCCTTCGCAGCGCCGGATTCTCGCAAGCCTCCAAGCTGGCGCAGGACGCGGCAGCGCAGCAGCTTCGTCAGGCACAGCTTACCGGCGGACTGTCACAAGGGCTTGCAGGTGGCATCGCGCAGCTTGGCATGCAAGGCCAGCAAATGGGCGCGCAGGATATCAACACACTGCTTGGTATTGGTGGCCTGCAACAGGGCCAAGCGCAACAGGCACTGAATGTAGCACAGCAAAACGCACTGGCACAGCAGCAGCTTCCATTCCAGCAGCTTGGCTTCTTGGGCGACATCTTCCGTGGCGTCCCGGCACTGCAACAACAAACCACCCAGACCTACACACCTCCGCCAAGCATGTTGTCTCAGGGCATCGGCCTACTTGGTGCAGGCTTGTACGGTGGGTTCTTTAATCCAACAAGAGGCGGGACCGGCCAATGATGCGAAGACCTCTTGATCGTCGGATGTTTACTAACCCGCAGCAGCGTCGCGGCATGGCGCGTATGCCACAAGGGATCTTGGCCTCCGGTCCACGGATCATGCAGGCTGCTATGGAACAGGAACCTGTTCGCGCGCGCCGTGGTCGTTCTGTAGTTGTAGGCCAGGATGTTGAAACTCTTTCTCCCTTGACTGCTTTTCTAACTGGATCAGGTGTTTCAGGAAGCTCCCCAGAAGCGACAATTAATCGAGGTAGAGGCCGAACCCCAGGAATAATTGACCCGGCTCCCGGTTCAGGTATCCCAAACCCTAACGTGGATTCTACTCAAGAAGGCGATGTAAATTTTTCAGACAACCCTGTTGTTCAACAAGAAATTATCTCGCCTGCCCCTGTTGGTGGCGCACCATACCCGCAGCCCGGTGCAGTTGATTCTGGGACGGGCGGACTCAAAACACCCCTACCAAAAACAGATGCAGAACCTGAGACTGAAGGAAGCTCCCCCACCACCTTGATTCAGGCGCTTGATCTCTTGCGTAATAGGCGCAGTGGTAATGACAAAAACACAAAAGAATATGTTGAAGAAGCCAACGCCCTGTTGAAAGAGTTTGGAATTGATGCTCCTGACTTGAAAGGTCGTAAAGATCTTCGGATTATGGAATTTTTCTTGAACATGGCCGCAGGTCAGTCTCCCGACTTTCTAACCAATGTCGCGCAGGCTGGTAAAGAAAGCTTCAAGGGCTACGGTGAAGATGTTCGCGAGATTGAAGCAGCGGAGCAGAAGCTGAAACTTGCTGGGCTTGAGATGGGTCTGGCAGAGAAGGCGCGGGCCGAGGCCACAGAACAAGCGATCCTTTTCAAAGAATATGACATCACTGCTGACATTCTTAAAAAGATTACCGAGTTGCCAGACAAGTCGCAGCAGATCAAGGTGCTCATGGAAACTTATGGTGTGCCTCAAGAAGATGCGATCAAGATGGTGTATCCCGGCAAAACTGTTACGCCACAGGGTTATGAAATCCGTCGGGATGATCTTATAGCTCAAGGCCACAGCCCTGCGTTTGCTACCTACATCTCGCTAGGTGGAGCCTCGCTGCTGACTCAGATAGGTGAAGGGGGACTGATTGTAGACAACGTCATTCGTGCGATTGGGGAAGACAACATGACGCAAAAAGACAAGGACTTTTTGCAGCCAGGTCAGGCGCCATATGTTGCTGGCAGCGGATAATCGCTCATGCCGAACCAAGAGATAATATATCGGGGCAGGCGTATCATCTATGATGATACTAAGATGACGGCGGACGAAGCACGTGCCGATTATGACGAACATCTTGCGTCTCAACCGGAACAAAAGCTCGTCGCTCGTGATCGTATCGTCGATCCGTCTGTAGAATCCGAGGGCACCCTGCAAGAGTTTGCCGAAGGTCTGGGGTCTGGTGCCACCAAGGCGGTGCAAGGTGTCGCCGAACTCGGTGGCATCGCCATTGACTCCGTGTTCGACACCAACACAACTCGTGCTATCAGCCAAGCTGGAGACGATGTCCGCGAAGCTCTCGGACTCGACCCTGTCGGCATCGCTGGCACCATCGGTGATGTGACAGGACAGTTCTTGCTACCGGGCGGTGTAGGTGTCGCCGCAGTCTCCAAGATTTCCAAGCTCGGCAAGTTGGAGAAAGCCATCCGTCAGCAAGGCCGGGGCCGTGTTGCTGCCGCTGGGCCAATGCCGGCACGTTTGACGGCAGGACAAACAGCCAAGCTGCGGGCACAACAAGCCGGGGCCGCGCTGCTTGTAGACGCAGCCGTCGCTGACGACGGTGTCACCACCATCGGTGATTTCGTTGACGGTGGACCGACGATGACCGAGAAAGATGTCGGTCTTAGCGGCAGACTCGAAGCTGGCCGCAGGTTTCGTAACAAGATCCGACTCGGCGCAGAAGCCGGTGCACTGGCAGCGGCATTTCCCTATCTACTCAGCACGACAGCACTGGTTGCAAAACCCGGATTAATGTTGACCGGCGAGGTTCTGGCACCGGTGGCGTCGGGCACTCGTGGTGCACTACAAAAGATTGCTGAAGCGACAGGCAACAGCGCGGCAGCGCAGTACATTGGTAACATGACGGTGCCCCGTGCGATCACTCGTCGTGCGGCCACGGACCCGGATACAACGATCTCGGATGTGTATGAGGGAGTCAAAGCCCGCCTTCGCTTCCGTGGTAATCTTACGACCGAGGCTGCTGAACGCCGGTCCGAGATCCAGGGTTTCATCGACTCGCAGGCCAACAACGCAGCGTACACGATTCGGCAGCTTGAGAAAGAGACTGACAAGATCTTCAAGGGCGCGAACACTGTAAACCTGCAAGGGTTCGGAGAACTTAGCCGCGTCGAGGTTATGAACTCGATCTACGGGTTCCTGACCAAGGATGCGAACTTCTTGAACAGCGCCGAGGTTCGCAGGGCCGCGATCCGCAGGGCAGCGCGTACAGGCGAAGCCTTTGATCCGAACAACGCCGACCACTTGATCGAAGCTATTCCAGAGTTTGCCCGTGGGTCTGTCCTGAAGATGCGACAGCAGATCGACGACTTATCTGCTCGTATCGTCAACAGTGACTACGGTACACAGAACGTGTCGCAGTTGGTGCGGGACGAGATCACAGAAAACTTCGGCAAGTACCTTCGCCGCAAGTACCGCGTGTTCGATGACCCGGATGCGTACTTCCGTTCGGACGAGTACGTGCAAAACCGCCGTGAGGTTATCGCGTTCTTGCAGCAGAACCCCAACACTGCACGAAACCTGTACAACAAGATTGTTAGCGAAGCCGATCTCGGCAACCAGCTTACCGCCGACGCACCGATCACGCAGCGTGTGATCAATGATGTGGTTGACACATTCGTAAACCGCTACCGCACTCGTGTCGGCTTCCTTGAAAACAGCGAGAGTCTTTCTAGAACTGCTAGAAACAAGATGAGCCGGGACATGTTTCGTCCGCGCCGCCTCGAAGAGGATGTGCTGAAGAAGCTGCTTGGTGAAATCACCAAGCCTGTCGAAGCCTACGTTCGGACGGTGGGCGATCTTGCGGAAACTGTGGCGATTGATAATTTTTACGGATTTCTGCGACAGGGCCGGGGGCAAATTATCGACGGCACTCGTGTTGGTGGGGACGACATTATCGACGGCAACGTGTACGAGAGTCTGTCTCTCGCCGACAGGGCAAACTATACCGAGCTAGTGGACAGCGGATTCGGTTCATTGACTTCGGCGGGCAAAGAAGCGGGCGACGAAGTACGAACTTTCGCCCGCAACCCCGTGTATCGTGACCTGACCCGCAACACGCAAAGGTTCAACCCCGAAACGAACTTACTTATGAGTTCATTTTTGCTGGGCAAGGGCTTCTCTCAAAAGGTTAAGACTGTTTACAGCCCGATAACACAGATTCGTAACATCACCTCGGCTGCGCTTTTCGCTGGGGCGCAAGGAAATATTGGTCGAGGTGCCAATGTTTTTGAATCGGTTGCGCTTGTTCTGGAGAATATTCGCAAAACTTCTCCAGAAGAACGCGCAGCATTCTTCCGTGAGTTGCAGGAGCTTGGTGTCGTAGGTACGCAGGCACAGCTTCGAGAACTTGAACGAAGCATAGACGACGGCCTTTCATACTATTCGAAAGGTGAGGTAGATCAGTTCGGTGTTAACCTCGGCCAGAAGAAGACACGAGGCCGCGCCGGTCAGTTCTTGGGGTCTATCGATAAACGCGCCAGGGATCTGTACCAAGGTGGTGACGATATCTGGAAGATCTACAACTTTGACTTCGAGCGCAGCAAGCTGGTCAATGCGTTTGGTGGAGACGTTGCCGCCGCTGAGAATTTTGCTAGGGCACAGGGTGCGAAGAGTTTAAACGCATACGCCGCTGACATTGTGAAAAACACCGTGCCGAACTACGAGCGGGTGCCGCAGTTTATTGAAGGACTGCGAAAGCTGCCACTTGGTAACTTCATCGCATTCCCTGCCGAGATTGCTCGTACGTCCTTCAATACTCTGAACCGTGGCATCGATGAAGTGCAGATGGGTGCACGAATGATTCAAGAAGGGCGGGCTGCGGGCAACCAAGCACTCGTTCAGCAAGGCCGCAGTATGCGAGACATTGGCAAGCGGCGGCTCAACGGATTCGCCGCCACTACAATGGTGGCTGGTCCGGCTGTACAAGAAACCGCTTTGTATCTAAATGATCTATCGCGTGACACGATTGACGCACTGCGCGAGATCGCACCTCCGTGGAGTAAGAACAGTACGCTTGTCCCAACCTCTGTGGACAAAGATGGCAACATCACAGGTTACGTGGACTACAGCTTCACTAACCCGTACGACTATCTGCGCCGTCCGGTCATGGGCATCATCAATGCAATCAACGACGGCAAAGAACTTGATCTTGATGCTGATACAATACTCGCTAACGCAGCGACACAGTTTTTCCGTGAACTTACTTCACCATTTTTGGAAGAGTCGATCATTACAGAAAGATTGGCAGACCTCATCGTCCGACCCGGTGAGACACGAACCGGCTACAAAATATTCCGCTCTGAAGACACAAGAGGCGAAAAGGTTGAAAAAGGACTTGTTCATATCTTTGAAGCGTTCCAGCCCACGATTGTGTCTGACATCATGCCTCTGGCGCAAATATCACCCACCACAGGTGATGTAGAATACATGACGCCGGGTCGTCTTATGACCGCGCTTCTCGGCCCCGAGGGCTTGGACAAAAAAGGAAATGTCCGACAGGCCGAAGAAGAAATACTTCGTTATCTTACCGGTATTGGAGAGCAAAAAGTATCTGCCGATTCCTCCTTTAGATACCGCACCTATGGTCACAACGAGGCTGCACGGCAACCGCAAGGTAATTTTAACAAGCAGCTTCGCGCGTTTGGTCGTACCGTCGAGGATCCAGCCGTCATCATCGAGAACTATCGGCAGGAAAACGAACGCAAGCTCAAAATATACAATCGTGGGTTCAAGCTGATCAAAACCATGAGGACACTTGGTATGTCTGAAAGGGAGATTAGAAGGGCTGCAAAAGAGTACAGATTCTCTGGCTACAAGAAGATTCTGCAAGGCCGTTTTGATCCGGTAAACATTGAACCCGATATATTGAACGATATCTCCGCTTTCTATCGTAGTATTAACCGTCCGTTTGATCGTCGTGGGTTGCAGCGCGAATTGAACCTGATTAAACGTGACTACCTGCGTAGGCCGCTGACTGCGGAAGGCGTGGAAGAACGCAAGCGTCCGGTGTTCCGGATTGAAATGCCATCGTCAGAAACACAAACCTCCACGGCGACGACTCCTCCACCGGCGCCCGTGGACACGGGAGCCGTCGTTGACGTTTCAATTCCGACGGCTCCCGTACAACCCATGACGAATCAAACCGCGCAGTCCACGATCCAGGATCCACGGACCAGGGAGTTGTTTGAAAGATTACGAGGTGCTGGATAATGTTTCGCTGGCTACTAGAATTGCTGCGCATACCACACACGGGTGACAAGAGTCAGCATCGCCTTCATACGACTAAGTATGAAGACTTGTGCATGTAGGGGGTAACCATGAATCTAGAACAGCTTCAACACGAGCTTGCCATTGACGAAGGATGCAAGCTGGAAATCTATCTCGACCATCTCGGTTACAAAACCGTGGGTATCGGGCACCTAATCACCGAAGATGACGAACTGTACGGCTTCGAAGTGGGCACTACGGTCTCTCAGGAGCACGTCGATGAACTATTCCACGAGGACATCCAACGAACTGTACGAGATTGCGAATTATTGTACAGCGATTTCAATGACTTGCCAGAAGGGGCACAATTATGCATTGCGAACATGTGCTTCCAACTCGGTCGTCCGCGGCTCTCGAAGTTCCGAAAAATGAAAGCAGCGGTCGATAAGCGGGACTGGGCCGAGGCCAGTCGCCAGATGTTGGACTCGAGGTGGGCTAAACAGACTCCGAATCGGGCGATGCGTCTGGCTCATCGGATTCAGGCGTTGGGTGATACATAAGGTAGAACGCCTTACACTCTGGACATGACAGATTCGAGACGATGAAGTAGTCCTCGTCGTCTTCGATGTCATGGTCGCCGCCCCAGATTAAGTCTGACCCGCAGGCAAAACACTTCGGGATCATTCTATTCTTCCCATTCAATAAACGTAATGCCCTTGTGCTGGGTGATCATAAGCGCATGGGTATCTTGGCATCCTTCGCAGAAAAACATAAGAACAGTGGCGTGTCTCCGCACAGATGGATTCCCTTCGTCGTCCAATTCCAGTTTTGATTGCGACACCAGACCCGAGACAGGGTTAGATGTAACGAAAACTCCTTCCTTGTCTTCGCGTCGGCAATACATGAACGTCTGAACGTGGTGAACGTGTTCATCACCACAGTGTGGGCAGTGTAGCTCGTTGTCTACAACATTGATTTTCATTTTTCTTCTCCTGTTACTTGGGAAATTTTGGCGAATTTTACCCAACTTCGCCCCAGTTGTCGCCAAGCTCGGCATCCACGTCGAACGGCACCTTCAAGTCTGGTACACAATTCTTCATGATATCGACAATTTTGTCGGATTGTTCACGAGAGTTCACACTAAAACACAATTCGTCGTGAACAGTGAGCATCGGCACCAGTCCTTCTTCATAACACGTCACCATCGCCTTCTTGGTCTGGTCCGCGCTTGACCCTTGAATCAGTCGGTTCAGTGCCTTGTAGGTGAACGCGCGGCGGATCATACCCTTGCCACCATATTCCTTAACAGCCTCTTCAAGCGGCAGTGCGCGGTTGTACCCGTAAGACCTTGGCTCCCAAGTGTCGAAGCGACACTTGCGGCCTAGCCACGTACGAATCACACCCTTGTCCATCGCTTGATTCATCGCCAGATCGGCCATGCCTTTCACAAACGGCACCTTGTCGTGGTACTTGTTCAGCAATCCCTTGGCTTCCTCCTCGGTGATGTCGAGAGTGCCGGCCAACTTCTTCCGGCCCATGCCGTACATGATGCCGAGGTTTACAGTCTTGGCTTCCTTGCGTGACACACCCGCCATATCCGCCACCATTTGGTGGAAGTCAGCATTGCCTTCGTGGTACATTCTCACCACGTCATCGATCTGTGGATCCCGCCGGGCGCCGGTTAGGGTGGCACAGTAGTGTGCCAGCCACCGTGGCTCTTGGGATGCATAGTCGAAACTGCCCCACCTCTCGCCATCCTCCGGGATGAAAAGACCCCGAATCATTTTTTTGATTTCAGGGTCACGCGCGGGGATCTGTTGGAGGTTCGGGTTGGACGAAGAAAATCGTCCGGTGACTGTGCCCCCTTCATCTGAACGAAGAGGGTGAAAATCACAATGGATACGACCGTTATGCGAATGTTCAAGAATGGTTTCAATAAATGTTGTGTTTGCCTTGTTAAACTCGCGCAGGCGTACAATCTTTTGCGCCACCGGGTGGGTGTGATTCGCAAGAAATGCTTTTGTAAAGGCTGGCGCATTCGACTTTTCTGTCCTGTTGTAGTTCAACCCAAGGGCGTCGAACGCCTTTGCTATAGATGCAGCGGCCCACGGCTCCACAAGGATGCCGGTCTCTTTCTTTACTTCTTTAAGTAGGGCGTCCTCGCGATGTTTCAGTTCCTTCTGTATTTGCTCGGCGCGGTCGGTGTTGACACGCACACCTTTCGTCTTCATATCGAGCATCAACGGGATCAGCGATGTCTCCAACTCGAAGATGCTGTTGACTTCATCCTTGTCGATGTCGGCCCGCAGCCGGTCCCATAGACGCAGTGTAACAGCAGCATCCTGCTCCGCATACTTGCCCACGAACGAGGCGTGTAGCTTCCACATCTCCCCCTTCGGATCTACACCGTACATCGACGCCGCAGCCTTCAGCATCTTCTCGTTCTTCCACTCGCCGAGGTACTCACCGGCCAAGCTGTTCAGGTTGTACCAGCGACGGTTCTCGTTCAGCAGCGGTGCTGCCACCATCGTGTCGATGATCTTGCCCTGCACCTCGATGCCGGCCCAGCGCAGCCAGCCCAGATCGTACATGGCGTTGTGCATGATCTTCTCGATATGCGGCGTGGCAAGCTGCTTTTTCAACCAGTTGACCACAGTCTTCTCTGGCATGTTACCGCCACCTTGGTGCCGGATCGGGAAGTAGCCAACGAAGTCGCCGGCAGCTACAGCATAGCCAATGACGTAGCCGTCATTGCGACACCAACCCGGACCCAGGGTCATTAGATTCGGGTCACTGGTTTCAAGGTCAATCGCGATGCGTTCGCAGTTCGTCAGGTCCGGCAGAGATGCTGGCGGATACCAATCTTCTTCGATGTCAAACAGGTCAGCTTTCATCGTTCGAGATCTCCCCTCCGAGTGCGGCATAGCCGATGATGTCGATCCACGAATCGTCCTTGTGCATGTCTTCGGCAAGCCGGGCCAGTTTCAGCCCAACCATCATAGCAACCACCTCTGTTGGCGTGATCTTGTCCAGCAGTTTCTTGCGGAGCAGCACGTTCCAGATCGTAGCAATTCGTTCATGATTCAGACGCGCCGGTCCATAGTCTTCGGCCCTCGGCCCATTGATCAGTTCTTCTGCCTGCTTCAGGAAATGCTCTCTGTTTTTCATAGTTCGAACCTGTGGTTGGAGTGTGACTCGACAAGGTGAAGTTGTTTGCGGGCACGGGTCATTCCCACATAGAAGGTGCGAATCTCACCTTCTGTGTCTTCGGCTCTTGTTATAACAGGACTGGACTCAAGCAGGAGGAGGACGTTGTCTGCCTCCCCACCTTTCGCCTTGTGGATCGTCGAGATCCGTATCCTCGGCTTGCCCGACAAGATAGACTCGCCCATCCGACGTACAGAAGTAATGTAGATCCGCTCTTGCTCCGACACACGAATCACTTCGTACCACGGTGTCTCGGCAGTCGCGTTGAACTCGCACAGGTTCTGTAAATCGGTGAGGTTGTAGGTTGCTTCGGGGTCTAGGTTTGTGAGTTTGCGTCGGCCAGATTTGGTGATGACCGTTGACTGGATAAGTTTGGAGAAGCTCTTCAAGTCCGCCGGGGACACAAACTGATTTTTGCATAGTCGCAACCACACCTCGATGCCGTTCAAAACATTTGGGGAGATGGACCAGCCTGGCCCCTCACGCCAGAACAGGTATCCCTGTTCCTTGAGGGTGTTCGCAACCTTGTTCGCAATGTTATTTGTGCGGGCAAGAATCAACCATTCACCAGATCGTAAGTCCACATCCAAGATATCATGATGCCATACTACAGCACCACCTTCTTCGACCGGGGACCAAACTTTTTGCTGCCGAACTTCTAGTCGTTTTGCCACACTGTCCGCCAGCCCGTGCACCTGCGAGGGCAGACGGTAAGATTTATCGAGGATGATCTTGTCTTCCGAGGCAGTCAGGAAGTCGTTTACGTTCACGCCCATCCACGAATAGATGCACTGATCGTCGTCGCCGGCAAAGTAGATACGCTTGGCGCACGGCTTCATCACTTCATGCACCATACGCCACTGGAGTGGCACCAAGTCTTGAGCTTCGTCAACAATCAGCACGTCGAGCAGCGGACAGTTACCCTGCATCACGAACTGTTCGATCATGTCCACGAAGTCCACCTTGTCGGTCATCTTCTTGTAGTCACGGATCACCTGATCCATGACTTTCAGTTGCTGGAAGTGTAGTCGATAGTCTGTATTCTTTTCGTTGAACATCTCCTCCATCGACTTGCCAGTCACCCGAGCAAGCTGGAGTATTCCGTGATACTGATCGCCCTTGGACTGACCAGCCGAGAACAAGATACCGTCGTCCATGCGGACAGAAGCAGACGAGAGCATGGGCAGACCCAGCAACTCACCGACCTTGTTGTAGTCCGCACCCTTCATAACCTTCTGACCACTGAGGCCAAGGTTCTGGAACGCGAAGGAGTGCAGCGTACGAAACCAGATCATCTGCTGTTCGTTGATGCCCAGCTTCTCTGTAGCACGGTCCCGTGCTTCCTGTGCAGCCTTCTTGCTGAAGGACACGAAAGCAATCTTGTCGGGCGCCGTTCCACGGTCCAGTTCTTCCTGAACGATGTTGATCAGCCGTGTAGTCTTGCCAGTGCCTGGGGGTCCAAAGATTGTTGTCGCGGTCAAAACGGAATCTCCTCTCCAACCACATCGATGGCCGGGATCTCGACCTCGCTAGACTTGGCAGGCACCCACCACACACGCATGGGCATGGTGTCACCCTTCGTTGTCTTGAACCGCCGCTGTCCGTTTGCCTGCCCGCCGTTGTTCAACTCTTTCAACCGCTCCTGTATCTGGCCCCGGCTATAGCTGTCGAACTTTTGATTACGCAGGAACTTCATCAACGCTTCGAGCTTGAAGTATGTCAGGCCGTCCTCTTCATCCGTGAACGGCTTGCCTAGTGCGATCTCTTCTGCCGACTGTGCTTGTACCCGACCATCACAATACGCCTCGACAAGCTCGTTGAACTGGCCCTTGTATGTCAGTTCGTGCGGCACGTCGATGTGGTTCATGTCTTCCATGAGCATGGTGACGATGGTCTGCCAATCCTGCATCTTCATCATAGGCGGCATGACGTGGATCTGTTCCATACATGCCTTCTGGAAACGCTGCGGTGTTTGCAAATCGTCGGTTGTCAACTCGACACGACGGCCACCTACATCGCAGAACCAGACAGGCGGCTCGGACTTCACGACACATAGTCCTGTAACGTCCACAGCCATGCTTGTGACGCCGATACCGAACTTCTTGGTCTTACACAGCGTCTTGTTGCAGAAGCTCCGTAGCGGCTCCTGATCGCACGGAAAACCGTAGTCCTTTTTGTCGTGCTGGTTCTGGATCGTGACGATCTCGGAGGCGGGCAGCGGTGGATTAGAAAACCGCTGGTTTATCTCTTCGAGTCGTTGCTTCCATGTCTCGGGCTGTTCCTTCTTGCACCCAACCGCAGCGGCGAACATCACCGTGTTGCGGGTGCCTTCGGGAATGCCCTGCCCGAACATACAGTTCAGGCAGGGCGCCCATTCCTTGAACTCGTCTTCAACAACCCCGAAGGTAAGGGAGACGAAAGCCTCCGGAGAAATGGCACGAGTGTCGGCGAGATCAAGGAACTCCTCGAGAGTGGCGGCAGATCCATCCTCGAGGATTGCATGACGCAGGGTTTGCTCTGCATCGAAGTATGGCAGGTTGATAAAGTTACCAACGTCACCACGCTCGTGCAGAACCTGCTCCTGCTTCGGAAAGATTTCACACCGACCATACCCAACATAGGCGGCGATCTCCGAAGCCTTGTCACGGAACTCCCCTGCGCTCATGAATTCCGTGAAGAAGAAGTATATGTGTGCCCCACCAGATTTCGAGCGGCAGACCACGGCTGGGATCTCAAGGTCGCGCAAACGCCGGTCGATGCCGGCAAGGTCTAGTGGATATTCGTCAATGTCGAGGACACCGAACTTACATTTGTTGTCCTCGTTAATCGGTATGGAACCAACCCCCTTCACACCGTTCAGGTGTGACCGGATAAGTTCAAGTGTGATTGGAGTGCGGACTGTGCGGGATTGTGCCTTCTGTTTCCCGGCGCGGCGCTCCTCTGAAATAATTGTCTGTCCATGTGCCGATTTGAAACCCTCAAACGCGGCCATGAACCTTTCGTCCAAGTTCATAGCTTCCCCCTATGGTTGGGTTAGGGCAGGGGATGAAGAGACGTGATTCTCAAGTCGATGAGAATGCCGACTTGCGATACGCCCAGTCTCTCCCAGATGCTCCCCTGAAACACCATATTGTGCGTATCGTTAGAATGGGATTTCTTCGTCGTCGTGCTTGGAAGCAGACGCCGAATTCATCTCTTCAGCAGTTCCAGCGGACGTTTTGATCTCGCCCTTGCGGAACATCTCGTAGAGACCCTTACACTCCTGCACCGCTGCCGACGGCACACTCTGGATGTCAAGTTGAGAGATCGAGTAGTTGAACCACGAACCCTTGTCGTTGCTCTCTTGCACGGTCTTCAGCTTCCACACAGTTGCCCACATGGGCGGGGTAAACAGACCCTTCTCCGGGTGCATCAGCTTCATACCCGCACGGCGAGTATTCCACTGCTTGGCAACCTTCATTTGAGTCTTCTTCATGTCGAGAATCATCTGCTGGGTTACACCGTTCTCGTCGATAGCCACGACCAAGAACTGTGCAGCACGAACCAACTCGTTACCCGACGGCAAGATTTCATTCGGACCCATCCGTTGTGCCTGACGAATGTCAGGGTTGTTTGGATCGATCTCGCCAAGGAAGCCACCACCGGACTCGCGAAGTTGGAACTCCAGGAACTTCATCTCGTAGGCGCACGGAATGATCGTCACGCCTTCGTCGCCTTCCCAGAACTGCCCGGTCACAGTGTTGAAGATGTCACCGGCAGACGCACCCTTGATAAATTTCGAGTCCGTCTTGATCAGTTGCGGGGAGAGCGGCTGCAAAATCCGCATGAACGGAATCTGCATGTCCTCGGAGCTAATGCTCTCCATCCCCTGACCTGCACCAGCGTACAGATCGTCCATGAGATTGGCGGGCAGCGACTCCGCCTTTTTCGCTACAGCTTGCTTTTCAGCCATCGTTCTACGTCCTCGTAATTTTAGCTTCAGTTCCTACAAACACACCGAACTGGTCAAAGTCGATATCCTGACCCGACTCAATGCGGTTACGAACCCACGCCTTCAGCGTCTGCGGATGGATGTGGGTTTTCTGTGCGGGGTCCAGTCCATATTGCTGGCGCAAGTCTTCAACGACAGAGCCGGCCATATTGTCTTGGCCTGCGCTGAAGGACAACGTCACATCATTCTTGATGATGTCACCTTCACCAATGGAACGGAGCCACGCAAACGCATCGTCACGCCTGTCATCTGGGATGCGGGCATGGACGAACTGACGAAGAGAGATCTTGTTACCGTCAACAGTAACACTTTCCATACCCATCTCTTCCATCAGAGCCGGGATGTCCTCTTCATTTACCTTGCGTTTCTTGAATTTCAGATCCTTGAGGTACTTCTCGGCTTGCGAGATTTCCTCGTCGATCTGAAGGGATGCGCGGATCAGGGCCGAAAGGCGGGAACCTTTACCCTCATCCACAGTGTCGAACTTTTGGGCATCGACCGCCTCGTCAAACAGCGAAAACACATCGCTCATCGTCTTCTCCTTTCGTTAAAGTTTAAGCCCTTCGGCTATTGGGGCGGCAGCAGACCAGAGGACGGTCGCAAAATCCTTGGTATACTTAGCAGTTTGACGGACTTCTAAGCCCAGTCCGCTGCCGCTGGAGGGTGATACAGGATCCACGGTCCACGATCAACCCAATTTCACACCTTCGGATTCAAAAAATCTTTTCAGGATGAAGGTGACCTGCTTACTTACGCTCCGATCATTTTGATCGGCGGTGTCTTTCAACAGTTTGTATAGCTCAACTGGAACAGCAACTGTTCTCCATCTACTTAAATCCAACTGTTTACTCCTTGGTGTGTATCTGCTAACGTGACTTAAAATAAATGATCTTGACGGGGAGTCAACTAAAATATGCGACCACACAATAAAAATCGAGATGGTAAGCGATCCGAACTGCTTGCAGCCGAGTGGCTGTTCTCTCAAGACTGTTATGTCTACGCTCCGTACCTCGAACAGGGGCCAATCGACCTGATTGCTGTGTCCCCGAACGGCAAGACCCACTACTTCGATGTGAAAACCCACAGCTTCCGGGCCAGTGGCACACCAATCTCTCGCAAGCTGACAGATAAACAGCGCAAGCTAGGCGTTCGGCTGCTGTATGTGGATCTCGAGACCGGACGAGTGGGCCTGTACCCGCATCAGTTGCAGAACAACGAAGAGTCTACACGCAACGCGATGAACCGGGCATTCAAGGGGGAGAAACCTCCAACCATTTCCGAGCTTCTTCACCCAAAGCCTGTGCCGACAGATCAATCTTGTCACGAAGAGCACGAACAATCCGCTGATCAATCGAACCCGGAGTGATCAGATCGACATAGGTGACTCGGTTGTTCTGCCCGATCCGGTGACACCGGTCCTCGGACTGCATCCGAGTCGCCAAGTCAAAATCGTTGGCGTAATAAATCACGTTTGTTGCAGCCGTCAGCGTCAGCCCAAAGCCTGCGGTCTGCGGGTTAGCCACGAAGAACCTGGCGTCACCGAACTGAAAGTCCTTGATCGCCTGCTGGCGTTGTTCATCGGTCGTGTCCCCGAAATATGTGACCACGGTCCCCGGCCCATGGATCCGTTGCAGTTCGCCTGCGATCTTCTTGATGTCGTAGCGGAAGCGTGACCAGATGATGACCTTGCCGGTCATCTCCTCGATTGTTTCCTTCAGCGCATCGAGCCGCTTGGTCGGGAACTCGATCAGGTCACCGTCGTCCGTTCTGATGTGGCCGCACAGCACCTGCTGCAAGCGCAGCAGTTGTGTAATGACCGCCGGCGCCGTCACCAAATCACCGTTGTCGAACATGGCAATGGCTTGCTTCTTCAAGGTCATGTAGTGCTGACGCTGCTCGTCGGTCACGCCCACCTCTCGGGTGGTGTACACCTTGTCAGGCAAGTCTAGTGCTTCGTCCTTGGTGACCCGGTAGGAAAACGTGTCAAGTTTCGTCGATAGTTCTTCAAGGTTCCGATAGCCCACGATTTGAAGGAAGCTATGCGACCCCATGCGTTGCGTTTTTGTGACGGCATATCGTCCCTGAAATGAATAGAACGAGTCGAATCCAAGAAGCTTCTTGTCCATGAATCCGCATTGCGCGTATAGGTCCAATGGTGATTTGGTGACCGGAGAGCCGGTGAGGATTCTTTTATATGCAGCTTTTTTACCGAAGACGACCATCGTCTTAGTGCGCTTGGCTTTGGGATTCTTGATTGTAGTGGACTCATCAACAGCAAGTAGGAAAGTGCTGCCCTGTGTGAACGCACCCACAAATGCGGGCAGCTTTTTAGACGCGAACCCTTCCACGTTTGCCAAAAGGATGCGGAGGATACCACGCTCTTGAACGCCAGACTTGAGACGTTCGGCCTGCGATTTGTTGGGACTCGGATTCCATACATAAATCTCGTGCGGAATGGCTTCCGGGAAATGGGTGGGAATCTCCGACGTTTCCCAGTTGCGGTAAACACCTTTCGGCGCAACAATAACCGCTGTGTCAATGCGGCCCTGCTCGTAGAGCCAGACCACGTTGTCAATAAGTACCTTCGACTTGCCACATCCCATCTCCATAAAATATGCGTAGTTGTGCTTGTCGTACGAGCGTTCGAGAGCCACGCGCTGGTGTGCGTAAGGCTCCGTACGGTAGTTAAACTTCACCATCATGGACGCCCTGATCCAGGATCGCCTTCTTGGCAACCTCCAAATAGAAAAGGATGTCAGCGACATCCTCCTGTGTCGTCATCATCTTGATGGCACCAGTGTCCTTGTCGGAACCGAGGATGACAATGTCATCCAAATGCCGGCCTGCAAGGTCACACAAGACTTGAACCGCAGAAGCGTCAATCTTTTCGATGTTGGGTTGATCTTTCGAGAAATAGATAATGTTGTCGTCAGTCACTGGCACACTCTCCTTGGCAACAGTCATCGATCACGCTACCACAGACGGAACATTGACTGTGGCCGTGAACTTCTACAACAGAAGCAAGAGGTGTGCCACACCGAACGCAGCGGTTGGTCATGTTATTGACCATTGCAGTATGAATATCTTCTATCAATTTATCGCGCTTGTCCGGCACCACATTGTGGCGCCGGATAGCTTTCCAGTTTGGATCTCGCTGTTTCAAAGTTTCTTCCCCTCGATCCGGACACATGACCCTTGTGCTACAAACGAGCCGGGGGGCATGTTTTCCTTCATGTAGTCCATAATTTCGTGGACTCGCTCCTTGCATCTTTCTTCTGTAGCGTACGGCCCCCACTCATCCTCGACGTATCCACATCGAGGTGGACCAGCAACCTGTACGCAAAACTGAAAGACAATCAAAAACGCGACTTCCATGACACTACCCCCTCAGAATCCTCTGCCATGCTTCCATGACTTCTTCGGACCGGCCCGGACCATAGTCGTCGGGCCACTCGTGAATTTTGTCGAGCATCTCGCTAACACACCAGTCGATAACTTGCACGGCGGTGCTCCACTCCATGCTTTGCTCGGTTTTTGCCTCTGGCATTAACTCTGTTTGGTTCATGACCAACCTCCTTGAAATAACATGGCGCACACAAGTGCCCATCTCTCCAGATTACGTCTCCTCGGTCACCACATTTATCACAAGTTTCCTGATGGTAACTGATGACACCTGAAACTACAAGCTGCCTCATTGTAATGACCCAGAATTGCTGATGACATCGTTGATATCCACCAACGGTGTACTACTGGTGGGTTTAAGTACACCGCCAATCTGTAACCCACAACATCGGCACACGGTCGCCGGTCCAGGGTCCAAGGCTGTCTCACACTTCGGGCACAGGCCAAGCGCAATACGCTTGGCCATCGTGCCATCTCCCTGTTCAACTGTCATCATCGTCGTCTTCTGGAACTTCCTCGGCAAACATCCAGTCCGACCAGTACGCACCATGCTTTGCTGGCGGCTTGAACTCGAACTCCTTGTGTAGCTCGTGGACGATCTCATCGATCCTCCGTAGGTCCGAAATCCACATGTCATTGCACTCTTCGACCGTGTTCTTGATCCGCTTCAGATCGTTGTGAATCTTCAGCATGGTCTGACGCATGTCGCGCGTCACTCGCTTATCGTATACGCTCATGTTTCTTTACCTTCCTTTTTTTCAGCTTCCTGTCTAGACGGCGTAATGTTCTCGCCGATAGGTTGGACCTCATGTTGGGGTCAAATGCATCAACCCTACTGTTATGCACCTCACGCCGGAGAGGACCTGTTGCTCGTATCTTCACCTAAAACCTCCCTTCTGTAGGTTTCGTCTTCAGTTGCGATCCGGATCGTTGCGCCTGTTCGGACGATATTTCATCTCACGCTCCAGAACCATTGTGAGAAGTCCCATGCCAATGTGCCGAATCTTCCCTGTTTGCCTGTTCTTAATCCGGAAAAACGGTGTGAAGTGCCCCATGCGCTTGCCGCTGTTGCTCTTGTATGTGCCGTTGTGAATCTTCTTCCGGATCACCCAGTGACGCACGAATAATTCGTGCCGACCTTTGCCAAACTTTTCCCAAAACACTTTGTTTAGAAAATACGACGACAACATCTCTTGCGGTGTCATATCGTTTGGGTTCTGGGCCACATGCGCTATCCTTTCATGAAACGCATCCCAGTCTTTGAACTTCAGCTTTTTGCTGCAAACCACAGACCTAGAATCTTGGGACATACTCTAATCCATCCTCTCGCCATCAATGTACTCGGCGTCAGGCCACTTGTAGTCCATGCCGTCACCACTCTCCTCGGCAGTCGGCTCGTACTCGACATGTGGCTCGTCCTTGTCCCACTGCACATGCAGCAGTCCCCACTTGATGTAGAAGTCATGAGCGTGTGCAAGATCACGCGGCTCACCCTCCTCGTCGGCAGGCCAGTCCTCGATCTCCTTGATCTCCCAGAAATGTGTGGCGAACACGTTGTACTCGGCCTCAATGATTCTCGCTGCCATATCAATAGTCCTCCATCTGTGGCTCCGGCTCGAACCAGACCTTCTCGCCTGTCTCACCGTCGTAGCCCTTGTTGTATTCAGCAATTTCCTCGACAGTCATGTGCTCAGACTCCACAACCTGACAGCCATGATCGCTGTACCAGTGCCAGTGCGGGTTGTACCGCCGACCATAATACCTGTCCGCCGATCCACGGTCCTCGGGACTTCCGTGCTTCTTATCACCACGCACCCACGGCGGAGCCACCCTTACTCGTTCAGTCATCTTCCATCACCTCGTAGGTCGTAAATTCTGCCAAACCTTCACGCCAATCAGTCTCGTCGTAGTTTGTCCACTCGGGTGATCTATCCCGATTTATCTCTTCCAGTATCATCGGCAATGTCATCGGATAGACAGACCCATCTTCGACATCGCGAATCTTGTACGTCTTGATCATCATACGACTCCATTTAGCCTGTCGATGTAGGCATCAACTTCTGCCTCTGCCGCCTCAATCCGACTCTGATCACGACTGTGAGACATCCGACCCTGAACATCATCGTAAACTTGCAGATGCATCGCGCCATGTTCAGCGGCCCACGAATCACGGCTCATCCACAGGGCATCCTCTTCCATGCCCATCAGCCAACTCTTCACCCTACCCATCGTAACGATCCTCCGCTTCGATGCTGAACTCGACAAACGTCATGCGCTTCATCTTCTTCAGCTTGTTATTGTCAACAACATAAATGCCATGCGGCACCGTCCTGTGATTGCGAACCACACGGTAGACATAAATCCGACCGGCGTACCTCTGACCTTCCTTCAGTGGGAAGACTTCACGATCCCGCAGCAGCTTCCGCTCCAAGACACGAATCGAATCACATACAGGCAACAAACGGTCAGCGACGTATCCGCCAGCGTCATCAAGCACTTCTTGCTTTGCGTAATATCTCGGCATATCTTTTCTCCTGTGTAGTTGGTCCACGGTCCACGGACCAAGGATCATCAAGGGTTGATAAGTTACAGTAACAAATGGTTGGTGATAGTCAACAATAAAAACACAGCATAAAACGATTTTATCCGGGTTGTTGATTTCAATAAAAAATTTTTGAAAATGGTGATACAAACGGTACAAACGATACAACCCTTGGTGAGCAACGGTTCTAGCTGTATCACTTCTGTACCGTTGTAACACTTATGAGTCGGGGTGGGCGTTGGTTTTTGGTTTTTCAAACTGCAAAGGGCAAAAAATATCGCTATGGGCAAGGTAGGTAGACCAGCCGGGCTGACGAACCGGCAACGAGAATTTGCCAAGTATTATGTCGAGGGCATATACAGCAACACCGAGTGCGCGAGGAAAGCTGGCTATGCCGAGGGCAGTGCCAACACGCAGGCGGCGAAACTTCTCGACGGCAAGACATTCCCAGAGGTGCCGAAGCTGATCAAAGAATTGCGGCAAGCGCGGGAACGTAGATACGGTGTCACGCTGCTGAATCAGTTGAAGCGGTTTGAAGACCTGTCCCTCGCTGCCGAAGAGGCGGGACAGTTTTCTGCTGCTATCAATGCCGAGAAGATTAGGTCCGCACTTGGTGGCCTGACCATCGACCGGCGGGAATCGACTCACGTTCACCAACTTGACCAGCTTTCGCGTGAAGACATTGTTGCCCGACTCGCCGCCATCCGTGAAGAATATCCCCATGCCTTCGACAACATGAAAAGAGTGGAAGATGCCAAAGACGGAGCGCAGCCTGTGGAACTCATTGAAGCAGAATTTACCGAAGAAGACCCACTTCCAGCGGATTGAAAACCGCGCCGGACAGGGAATGCCGGACGTATATTTGTGCATGAATGGTGTGCCGGTTTGGTGCGAGTTAAAGATAATTAAAAACGGTCGCATAACCTTATCAACATCGCAAATTGCTTGGCATTTGGCACATACGCGCTGTGGCGGCGCAAGTTTTTTCTTGGTCCATGATCCCTCGACCGGTGATGTATTTTTATTTGAGGGTGGAAAAGCGGCGGTGATCCACGAAACACGGACCATCAAGCTGTGCGCCTGCGATCCTGCGCCTGCGTATGTATGGAAAGGCCCGCTGCGGGCTGCGGGCGAGGCGCTGCGGGCCTGCGCTGTCGAAGCCTGGGCGCTGCGGGAATAAAAAAACACGGCCCGCCAATGGCGGGCCGTGTTTCTCGGAGGATCAGTGTATATGATAAGAGACATTGACAATGTCTGTTGACCAGCAGGCGCGGCATTCGCTGCACTTGCCACCTTGCTGCGGCGCCGGGCAGATCTGCCCGCGCGGTATATTGTAAAGGGACCGCGTCCCGCTGTGCACTGTGCTAGTGTGGATGAATCCTAGAGACCGTGGTCCATCCACCATGAGCGCGGACATCCGCAAAACTGCATTTTCGGGCAGTTTGTCGATCTGTAGGGCGCGCGTCCAAACCTTGAACTCGCGGGATGGTATCCAATGGCGCTTGTTTGGTGTTTGCCTGCACACTTCAATAATGTTCAGCGCCATGCCGACGCTGCCAACGTCGCCCGAATCAAACCATCGGAACCATTCGCTGCGGACGATGTTCAGCACGTTAACCATTCGCGGCACAAAATCGGGCGCATTGAAGAACGCTTCGCGTTCGACCATCTTCCTGCGGACGTTTGGCATCCGATACATGCCTTTACGCGCGTAGCAATTCGCGCATGTGCTGCCCTCGATCTTGGCAAGCCTGCTGCCGACGTTGCACAGCCATGCGTCGCGGCTAATGCTATAGCCCGGCATCTTCGACACATTGGACAAAAGTTTTTTGTCCTGTCTCGCTTGTTTCAATTCTTCGGCATTCATCGTTAATCCTCCAACGGTAATGATAGTTAACAATCACACAATATCACCAAGAAATCAAGGGAAAAGTTGCGGGCTGCGGCTGCGGCCCGCTGTTGTCAGAGCCTGCGGGCAGATCGAGCGGCTGCGCTTGCGTCCGATAAAAAACCTGCGTACGCAGGTTTTTTTGCGCGGGCAGCAGGCAACAAAAAAGGCGGGCCGACGAAAGTCGGCCCGCCCAGGTTGTTGTACTTAAATCCCTTCACCGTAACATGTCTCGCAAAGCTCTTCGCTCTCTTCGAGAAAGCCGCCGCTTATGGGATCGGCGATTGACCGAGTAACGAGGGTCATGCCGGTTCCACCGCAATCTTCGCACAACTTTTCGTCTGGGATTACCGCTTGCAGGGCTTCGAGGGTCTGTTTCAAGATGTCCATTCACGATGCCTCCTTTGCCAGACGGTAGCCGCCGCCGAGTTTCGGGTGGGACTCGATGGCGTCCGAGCCGAGCAGCTTCCGCAGCACATGAATGTGCTGGTGAACCGCGTCCACCGAAACCGAGCGACCCATGATCTTCTTCAAGTGCTTCTGGATGGCGGGGATCTTCACCCAGTGGTTTCCCCCCTGCTCGATACGCTCGAGGACAGCGGCGGGATACGGTGTCAGCTTCCGTGCCGCTGCCGGCGCGACGGTCTGCACCGTCGGCGGCTGCTGCTGCTTCACTTCGTCCACAGCCTTGAAGATGTCCGCCCACTCGGCGGCTGCTGGAAGGTCCAGCGTGATGGTTGCAGGAATGGTAATCTTTGGCATGTCTAAATCTCCCTATGGCTAGACATATATCAGGGCGTCATTGCCCATAAACAACGGTAGATGCTTATTAGTGATGATACAATAACTATTTGGAGAAAAGACTTTTCTCCAAGCAGCAACAATCGGGGTTACTGTGGCACATTGGCCACAAGCAGTTGCAAAATTGCAACCCCTGCCCCCCTTGCGCGCGAAGCATACATATGCGTAGCATATGTATGCTCTTTC